ATGAAAGATGTTATCATCAAGCAGATGAAGCTCACCAATTTCAAGGGATTGCGTGACTTCACAATCGAGTTCAGCGACTCGATGACGAGCGTTCTCGGAAAGAACGGCTCAGGCAAGACAACTATCTTCGATGCTTTCACTTGGCTCTTATTCGGCAAGGATAGCGAGGATAGAAAGAGTTTCAATATCAAGACCCTCGATGCTCAGGGCGTGGCTATCCCTCGCATCCCTCACGAGGTATCAGCTATCCTCATTGTCGATGGCGAGGAAATCAACCTTTGCCGCCGATATAATGAGAAGTGGCAGAAGAAGCGTGGCTCTGCTACGGAAGAGTTCACAGGGCATGAAGAAGAAAGGCTCTATAATGATGTTCCGATGAGCGTCAAGGAATGGGGCGAGAAAATCACCGCCATCTGCTCAGAGCAGGTCTTCAAGTTCATCACCAACCCTCTCTATTTCTCAGCTCAGAAAAGCGATGTGCAACGCTCTATGCTTTTCAGGATGGCAGGAGACATCAGCGATGCAGAGATAGCCGCAGGAAACGCAGAATTTACCGCTCTCCTTGCGTCTCTGACAGGCAAGACGATGGATGAATACAAGAGAGAGATTGCAGCCAAGAAACGCCGTATCAAGGCAGAAATCGATGGCATCCCTGAGCGTATCGATGAGCGCAAGAGAGATATGCCCGAAGCTGAGAACTGGCTGGCTCTCGATGCTGACCTGCAAGCCAAGAAATCAGAGCTTGAAAAGGTCGAGAAATCCATCACGGATAAGTCTCAGGCTTATTCAGAGGCGAGCAATGCGAAGCTCGAAATCTCCAAGAAAGAGTTTAATCTGAGACAGAAGATGCTCAATCGTGAATACGAGATTAAGCAGGAGGTTCAGAAAGAGTATAACGAGCAATCCTCTAAGCAGTCAGAGCTTCGCCGTCAGGTCGAGAACGCTCAGGCAGAACTAAACCGAGTTCAGTCTGAAATGACTCGCTATCAGAGCGACCTCAATACGATGCAGTCAAAGCGTGAGACTCTGATTGCAGAATGGCGAGAAATCAATGCTCGCACTCTCCAATTCAAAGAAGATGAGTTTGTCTGCCCGACCTGCAAGCGACCTCTCGATATTGATGATATTGAGCGTAAGCAGAACGAAATGACTGAGAGCTTCAATACTCGCAAAGCTGCCGACCTCGCAGAGAATAACCGCAAAGGACAGGCGAACAAGAAAGCGATGGAAGATACCGCCGCTCTCATCAAGAAGTGCGAGGAACGCATTGCAGAACTCAACAAGAAGATTGAGGAATTGAAAGCCAATCCTCTCTATTCTGCCACTCTGACCGCTCCTGATGCTACTCAGACCATCGAAGCCGATGCAGAGAGAAACAATCTCGTTGATGAGATTGCAAAGGTCAAGGCAGAACTCGATAAGCCTGTTGAAGCTCCTGATACGACCGAACTCACAGAGCAGAAGAAATCTATCATATCAGAGATAGATATTATCAAGGCAAAGCTCGCCAAGAAAGAGACCATCGAGCGCAACAATCAGCGTATTCAGGAACTCGAAACGCAGCTCAGAAATCAGAGCGAGGAATTGGCTCAGTTGGAGGGCATCGAGTTCACGATGGCAGCTTTCTCAAAGGCTCGCATTGAAGCCGTAGAGAGCCGTATCAATGGACTTTTCTCTCTCGTGCGCTTTAAGATGTTCGAGCAGCAAATCAACGGCGGCGAGGTCGAGACCTGTGAGGCTACCGTGAACGGAGTGCCTTACTCAGACCTGAACAACGCCATGACCATCAATGCAGGACTTGACATCATCAACGCAATCTGCAAGTCTGAGGGCATGACCGCTCCAATCTTCATTGATAATGCAGAGAGTGTGAATGAACTGCTGCATACCCAATCGCAAATGATACGTCTCGTTGTCACCGATGACGAAACGCTCAGAGTTCAATAATCTATTTTATTCACAATTCAAAATTTCAACGCAATGGACGAAATTAAGAACATTCAAGACCTCTTATCCAAGTGGCAGGAGGCAGATGGTGAGAATAGAGGATTTATTCTCATCACCTCTGAGAGAAAAGAAAAAGGCAAAGACTCTGATAGCTACTCAGAGACTTGCGGAGTAGTCGGAAGCAGCGAAGTCCTGACCGCAGGAGTGGCAGGTCTCATCGAGAACGGCGAAGCTCCTTTGCTGAAAATCATCAATCGGGCGAAAGCTCATCTTATGTTCAAGAAATTCGTAGATACATTCTGCGACTAACCATCAAAATTCAACGCATTATGGCAAATGAAATCCAAAAGCAGGAGCGACCTATCGACCTGATGAAGTCGGTTATCAACGCTCCATCCGTCCAAGAGCAGTTTCAGAACGCTCTCGGCGACCACAAGGATGCTTTCGTGGCATCGCTCATCGACCTCTTTACAGGCGACAAGGCTTTGCAGACCTGCAAGCCTGCGGCTATCATCGCAGAAGCTCTCAGAGCTGCAACCCTGAGACTGCCTCTGAACAAGGCTCTCGGTTTCGCCTACATCATCGTATTTAATAATTCTGTCAAGAATGATGATGGCAGTTGGTCGAAAATTCCTACTCCTACATTCGTGCCTGGCTATAAGGGTTATATTCAGCTCGCTATGCGCACAGGTCAGTATCGCACCATCAATGCTGATTTCGTGTACGAGGGCGAAATGAGAAAGGTATCGAAGCTCACAGGGGAAATCGCTCTCGATGGCGAAAAGAAGTCTGACAAGATTATTGGCTACTTCTGCTATTTCGAGCTGCTGAACGGCTTTAACAAGACTCTCTTTGTGAGTGTCGAGGATATGGCTCAGTACGCTCTCCGTTATTCTCCCTCTTTCAAGGGCAAGAATAAACCGAGTGCAGATGCTCTCATCAAGCTCGCTCAGGCAAACCAGCCATCTACCAAAGTCGGATGGGAGGGCAACTTCAACGATATGGCGTTAAAGACCGTCATTCGCTGTCTGCTCTCGAAGTATGGCTATCTCTCTGTCGAAATGCAGAACGCTCTCGCTAAGGATGTGGAAGATGCTCAGATGAGCCGTAATGACCTCATCATCGAGAATGCGAACACTCAGGCTATCGACATCGATAGTACTCAGTATGAGGAAGTCGATACAGAGACAGGAGAAATCAAGAATGGCGAGGATGCTGCACCTGCCAATGGCGGAGAGGCTGCACCCGAACCGAATTACTAATCATCAAATCAAGCACGAGGAATGGTACTTAAATGTTTAGGCTCAGGGTCAAGTGGCAACTGCTATCTATTTGAAGCGTCTGACGGCGTTTTGATACTCGAATGCGGTATTCCATTCATCGAGATAAAAAAGGCTCTCAGATTTCAAATAAAGCAGGTTCTCGCCTGTCTTTGCAGCCATGAACATAAAGACCATTCCAAGTGCCTGAAAGATATTCTTTCCTGTGGCATAAAGGTGATGGCACTCAAAGATGTTTTCGACTCTCAGGGTATCAAGAACCGAGTTTTCTGCAAGGAGATACAGGCGATGCGTGGCTATCAGGTCGGAGGCTTCAAAATCTTCTGTCTGAGCGTGGCTCACGATGTGCCTTGCCTCGGTTTCGTCATCGAGCATAAGGAAATGGGCAGGACGCTATTCATCACCGATACGATGATGCTTGAATATAGATTGCCGAAGCTCAATCACATCATGCTCGAAGCGAACTACGCCGATGATATTCTCCTGCAAAATATAGAGTCGGGCATCGTACCGCATTCGATGAAAGACCGCCTCCTGCACTCGCACATGGAGATTGAGACCACGAAAGGAATACTCAGGGCAAATGATTTATCTGAAGTCTCTGATATTATCCTCGTCCACCTCTCAGGAAACAATAGTGATGCAGAGCGTTTCCGCAAGGAAATAACCGCAGTATCGGGAAAGCCTACCTATATCGCCAAATCAGGATTGGAAATCGATTTATCTATCAACCCATATTAAACTCAGTTTACAATGAAAGAATTAAAAATCAGCGTTGAAAACGCACGAGCTGCCTATGATAATACAGATGCCAATGGCAGAGAGTTGTTGGAGCATCTTTTAGGCAAAGAGATATTTGCTCAGGACATCAAAGACCGAGTAAAGACCTTTGAGGATGCAGTAAAAGTCCTCGGAAATGATAATCAGGCAGTCATCGACTATTATGCCGTGGCTGATAAGACCTGCACAGAGGATATTCTTGCTATGTGCCAACTCAGGGTGATTGCCGAAGCTCTCAATGAGGGATGGCGACCGAAGTTTGATGGCGATGAGTGCCGCTTTTATCCTTGGTTCTACATATACACCAAAAAGGAATATGAGGAACTCGATGAGGATGAGAAGAAAGAGTGCCGTGTCGTTGGTCGCTCGAATGGCAATGCGTATGCGGGTGGCGGTGTCGCTTGTGTGTATGCGGTTTATGCGTCATCGCACTCGCATTCGAGTTACGGTTCTCGTCTTGCCTTCAAAACAAGAGAACTCGCTGAATACTGCGGAAAGCAGTTCATCGAGATTTGGGAAAAATGGCTCTTTGCTTGAAGTGAAACGATATGGCAGGATGGATAAAAATAAGCAGGGAAATTGCAAATCATTGGCTTTGGCAGGATGCCGAAAGGCTGAAATGGTGGCTTGATTTGCTCTTTCTCGCCGCTTACGAAGATAAGCGTCAGCTTGTCGGAAAGCAGCTCATCCTCCTGCGGAAAGGTCAGCTCATTGCGAGCCTCTCTTACTTATGCAAGCGGTGGGGGCGTAGCCGTACAATGGTTGAGCCGTGGTTGAACCTCCTGATGTATGATGGGATGATAGAGAAATCGGTATCTCATAACATTAGTATAATCACGATTTGCAACTATGAGAAATATCAGGCAGGTGCAAACCTTGATACATACCTTGATGCACCCCAAAACGCCGATATATCAATGGGTTACACCCCTACCGATGCAGAAAGTAATGCACACCTTGAAACAGACACTGATGCACACCTCGATGCACACCTTGATGCCATAAATAAAGAATATAAAGAAATAAATAATATATCAACAATATCTATATCAGAGGGCGACTCGAAAAATTTTGAGTTCATTCAAGAATTGAAAAACTCTCCGATTTGGATTGAGCAGATGGCGATGAGGTTTCACATCGGGATGGATGAGGTCGTAAAGAGAATGGATGACTTTCTACTTGACCTGCAATGCAGGGGGACGGAGCATCGAGACCTGAACGATGCAAGACGGCATTACAACGATTGGCTGAGAATACAACTTGAAAAAGAAAAAAAGCAAAGCAATGTTTCAAATCGACAAAAATCAGAAAGTGAACGTAGAGGCTCTGATGTCACGGCTACTTCAGCGCAGGATTACGAGGGAGCGTTTTAGCCTCCCTTATACCGATGAGCAGGTAAAGGATATGCTCACGGCTGCGGTGATGGCTGAGGTCTCATATCGTCATCAAGTCTATCGGGCGAGTGCAGAAATGGACTCTTATATCGAGCAAGCGGCTAATTGGCTCAAAGCTCAGGATAAGTTCGGACTTCTGATGTGCGGAGTGCCAGGCAACGGCAAGACCACCCTCATGCGAGCTATTCAGTTACTCATCAATTCCCTCGACCTGAAAGATGAATACAATCAGAGCTTGGGAGTGACAATGATTGATGCGAGAGAGATTGCGAGGCTGAATAAAGACAATTATGAGTCTTTCAAGCAGTATCGCCAACGCCCGATGCTCGCTATCGATGATTTAGGTCTTGAACCTACTGAGGTCTTGGATTACGGAAATATCCTCAATCCTGTAATAGACCTACTCTCCTACCGCTATAATGAGCAGCTCTTTACGATGATTACCACCAATCTCAAACCGTCAGAGATACGAGAGAAATATAAAGACCGTATCGCCGACCGATTTAATGAAATGATGGCAAAGATTATCTTCAAGAATAACTCATATAGGGGTCAGAACGCACAGAAATAGTGTCTCCTGCGATTTTCGCATCAAAGATGAATACTTTATCACCTCGACATGAGAAATCGCAGGAGAGCGCAGGAAAACGAGAAATTTCAATAATTCTAAATTCAACGCAACGATGAAGAATAATCAAACTTTAGAAATCGGTCAATATGCTATCCCTGAGGGATGCAAGGCGACCGTATCAGGTGGAGTAATCGAAATCTCCATCAAGAAAGACAATCGCATCAAAGAGGGCGATTGGCGATGCAAAGATTGCAAGCATCGCATCGATGGCAAGACCTCTCTCAACGCTTGGACTATGAGCAAGGTCTGCGAATTGAAGCCTAAGCAGGTGAGAAATCCTCGCTTTGCCAATCAAAAACTATTCTACTGCGCCAATCAAAACGATAAGGCGTGTGAGAATTTCGAGAGAAAGGAGGATTGAGTATGGAGACTAAGAAATGCGAGATATGCGGTCGTGAGCTGCCTGTCTCAGAGTTCTCGAAATCATATAAGAACCGATGCAGGGAATGTGTCGCAAAGCTCACGAGAGAAAAGAGAGCTGCTGACAAACATAGTGATGCAGGATGCGAGCTTATCATCAATCCTCAGACATTCGATGAAAAGGTATGGCAGACAGAGACAGGCTTCAAGGCTGAGGAATATCGAAATTGGGTCAAATCCGCCGTTGCCGCCCTGCAAAATATCTATGAAGATATTGATGGATTGATTGATGACGGAAAACTCTATATCCTCGGCGATGTTATCAATCTACTCGATTGTGCAGATGTCAAGGTCAAAAATGGGAATAAGGAGCATATCGGAGTGAAACAAAGTCCGAAAGTCACATTTCCAAGAGTAAATGAATTTGATGAAGGCTCATCGTATAGGCGTTAAACTTGAAAAAAGAAATCAGAATGAAAACATATGTATTGACACTATCAAAGGTTTTCCCTGCTTATCATATCAGGAAAGGAGAACCAACCAATTTCAGAGCTGCATTCAATTCAGGTCAGCCGTTCAGGAAAGATGCTGATACTTTCTGCGAGTTCCCGAAGCTGCATACCATTCGAGCTAACTATGAGCTATGGGCAAAGCGTTTCGAGGAAATCGAGAAAGGAAAAGCTCAACTCTCCATCCGTCAATGGTCGGGAAAGCCGTATCATAGTAAGCAGGAAATCATCTGCAATCTCACGAAAGCCGATGGCATCGGAATACAGAAGATGGTGGTTATCGGATGCTCTACTATTCACCCGAAATTCGTAGGCGGTTGTTCCGTAGATTGCAAGACTCTCGCTCATAATGATGGATTGTCTGAGGTTGATTGGAGGAATTGGTTTGAGAGATACGACCTGACAGAACCGCTTGCAGTCATTCACTTCACTAAATTCAGATACCGATATGAGCAGTCAAACAAATGAGCAATGCGCCAACTGCCCGAAATCATATCTCGGAGTGAATGGTCGCTTTTGCAGCGAAAGAAAACATTATGTCGAATATGCGGTCATACCGCCTTGCAAAGAAAATAATTGATTATGTGGCTAAATGAAAGTAATAGGAAAAAGCATTTCCTCTATGCGATACCATTAGGATTGGTATTCACTATCCTCTGCGTTCTCGGTGCAGCATCAGCTTTGGAGTTCAAAGATACGCAGTATGGCAATAAATGGGATTGGCTCGATTGGATTGCAACCATGCTTGGAGGCATTATCGGGCAGATAGTTCAGTTATTCATCATCTATTTAATCATCGGCTGAGTATGAAACTAAATAATGAAAAAGAAATCTTTGACCTCTATGTGGAAAAAGATACCGATTTGAGACAGACTCTGAAAGAGCCATTCATCCAAGAGAATGACGGCAGAGTTTGGGCATCCGAAGGTCATATCCTGATAATGGTAAATCAGGAATGTGTCTCAGGTGAATACAAGACTCAGGATTTAGGCAGCAAAATTCCTGTCAGAGAATATAACTGCGATTGCCCTCTCTCTGTATCAGATTTGCAGGACGCTCTCGATAGATGTCCGCAAGAAGATGAGGTGCTTATCACTTACAAAGAAGTGAAATGTCCTGAATGCAATGGCTCAGGAGAGGTCGATGCTGAATACAGAGCAGATTATGACGATGAAGATTATACTCTTTCATGCACTTGCCCTATCTGTGACGGCTTCGGAAAAATCGATGAAGAAGTAAGCACACCGACAGGAAAGAAAGTACCGAAAGAAGATAGTATCATCAAGCTCGGCAAAGGTTATTTCAAGTGGCATCATTTCAAGACCGTCATCAAGACCTGCGAACTTCTCAACATCAAGCAAATGCGCCTCGTAAGAACGCATAAAAATGAGCTGAGTATAATCGAGCTTTCAAAGGATATTCATATCGGATTTATGCCGATGTATCTCGATGATGAAAAAGGCAAGGAAACCAAGAAGAAAGCAATCAAGGTGAAAGGAGTAAAAGCATGAAACTATACATCGCAACACCAATCAACGCACGACCTGAGCAAGGCTTCAGGAATAAGTATCAGGCTGCAAGAAAGAGGGTGAAAGCTCTGAAAGATATTATCAGCAGCGACCACCGCTTCTACGGATATTCTTTCGTTTCCTCTTTCGATGTCAATAAGTCGCAGAATGTCTCAGAGGCTATCGCAATGGGGAATTGTATTCAGGCAGTCATGGAGTGTGATGCAATCTATCTCGACCATGCTTGGCAGTCATCCAAAGGCTGCAACCTCGAATATCGAGCTGCCAAGATATACGACAAAGAGATTTTTGAACATGATAAACTATAATTTCAACGCACTATGACAGAACAAGAAAAGAAAGAATACAATGAGTTTCTCGAACAGAAGAAAACTCAGCGTATCGAAAGCGGCTTCAAAGTCGAGGATGCAGACCTCAATCCTGCACTCTTCCCCTTTCAGAAGTATTGTGTGAAACGAGCATTGGAGGTCGGCAAATTCGCTCTCTTTGAGGATTGCGGACTTGGAAAGACCATTCAGCAGCTCGAATGGGCACAAAAGGTCTTTGAGCGCACGAGCCAGCCTATCCTCATCCTCGCACCTCTCGCCGTTATCTCTCAGACCATCAAAGAGGGAGAGAAATTCGGCTATACCGTGAGAGATTATGATGAATTACCAATCAATCTCGATGAATGCGGCATCTATATCACCAACTATGATAATCTGTCGAATGTCGATGTATCTGCCTTTGTCGGCATCGTTCTCGATGAGAGTTCCATCCTGAAAAACTTTCAGGGCAAAATCCGTACTTTCATCATCGACTCTTTCAGGCGCACTCCCTATAAGCTCGCTTGCACGGCTACGCCATCCCCGAATGATACGACCGAAATCTGCAATCATGCAGAGTTCCTCGATGTGATGAGCCGCTCAGAAATGCTCGCTATGTATTTCGTCCATGATGGAGGCTCTACCTCAGAATGGAGATTGAAAGGTCACGCAAAGCAGAGCTTTTGGGATTTCGTCTCTACATGGGCGGTGATGCTCAATAAGCCGTCAGATATTGGCTTTGATGATGATGGCTACGATTTGCCGCCTCTCAATGTCATTCAGGATATTGTCGAGACTCCGAAGCGAGACAACGGAATGCTATTCAATACCTCAGCCGTGAGTGCGACCGAGTTTCACAAAGAGCTGCGTCTGACCTACAAAATCCGTCTTGACAGAGTGGCAGAGATAGTCAGGAACTCAGATGAGAACTTCATCATTTGGATAGGGCATGACGATGAGGGCAAGTATCTCCGCTCGCTCCTGCCTGATGCTATCGAGGTCAAAGGCTCAGATAGTCGGGAATACAAGAAAGATAAGCTACTCGGCTTCGGAAACGGCGATTTTCGCATCCTCATCACAAAGCTCAAAATCGCTCAGTTCGGTCTCAATTATCAGAACTGCCACAATCAGATATACGCCTCTCTCGATTTCTCCTTTGAGGCAACCTATCAGGGCATACGCCGCTCCTATCGCTTCGGTCAGACTGATGCGGTCAATATCTATCTCATCACGACCGATACAATGCAGAACGTGAAAGATAGCTTCGATGCAAAGCAAAAGGCGTTCAAGGAAATGCAGTCTGCTATGACTGAGGCAATGAACAGGAATATCCAAAACCAAATATCATTGAAAAAAATGGAAGTAAACAATCAGTATCTATCAGACCGTTGCGATATTCGCCTTGGCGATTGTGTGCAGCATATTCAGAGCATCCCCGATGAGAGTGTCGGCTTTTCGATATTCTCGCCTCCTTTCGCAGAGCTTTACACCTACTCGGATAAGCTCGAAGATATGGGCAACTCGAAAGATTATCAGGAGTTTTTCAAGGCTTTCAAGTTCCTCGTGAAAGAACTCTATCGGGTCATGTGGTCAGGTCGCAATGTCGCCGTGCATTGTATGGATTTGCCTATTCAGAAAGGCAAGGAGGGTTATATCGGTCTCAGGGATTTCTCAGGAATGATACTCCAGGCATTTACTGAGGTCGGCTTCATCTATCATTCGAGGGTGACGATTTGGAAAAATCCTGTCATCGAAATGCAGCGCACGAAGGCTCTCGGACTTCTGCACAAGCAGGTCGGCAAGGATGCAGCCATGAGCCGTGTCGGTATTCCTGACTATTTGATGGTGTTCCGCAAGGATGGCGAGCATGAGCATCCTGTTCATTGCAATATCTCTGTCGATACTTGGCAGAAGTTCGCATCGCCTGTTTGGATGGATATTGACTACTCTAACACGCTCAATGCTGCCAAAGGTCGTGATGAAGCTGATGAGAAACATATCTGTCCTTTGCAGCTCGAAACCATCGAGAGAGCTATCATCCTTTGGAGCAATGAGGGCGATACCGTCCTGACTCCTTTCTTGGGCATCGGCTCAGAGGTCTATGAGGCAGTCAAGCTCAATCGCTTCGGCATCGGCTTTGAACTCAAAGAGAGCTACTTCAGGGAGGCTATCAAGAATATCCGAGGCATGGAGCAGCTTAAATCACAGAAATCATTATTCGACTAAGAACTATGGCATTCACGGTGACAAAATTCGATGAATGGTGTCCGAACTGCGAGAGCGAGAATGAGTTTCGGGTATTGGGAAAGAGAGTCTATATCTGTCAGCATTGCGGATATGCTCTCGCTCCCTGCTCGCTCTGCGACATGGATAAGACCAAATGCTCAGATTGCGAGATAAGCAAGAGAGCCGAAGAAATCAACAGACAGAATAATAAACTATAACATCTATCATCATAATGGAAGAAAACAAAATCAATCAGGAACTCACTACGGAAGAAGTGAAGCTCCAAATCACAGAGATTATCGAAGAGGCAAAGAAAAGCCGTGAGGTAGCTCGTTTGGCGAGCAAGAGCGGCGAGTTGAAGCGCAATCCCTTTCAGTCTCTCGATGAGAAAGGGATGCTCAATGCGGATAGTCTCGCATCTGAGTTCGATGTCATTCAGGCAAAGAAATCCACTCTCAGCTCAGGCGAGCGTCAGGTCATTCAGCAGATTGTTTGGATGGCACTCCGTAAAGCTGCCTTAAAGAAGGCTCAGGAGACCGCACAGGCTAAGGTGGAGGCTCAGGAAAAGGAAACCTCTATCCCAAAGAAGCCTCGCACGAGAAAGAAAAAGTCTGAGAAATCAGATAGCGATAAGTAAACCGAGTTTATTAACATCAAAATCAATTCAAACATGAAAAGTATCACAGCTCAATGGTTTATCTGCAAAGTCCGCTACGAGAAGATGCAGGAGGACGGAACGCAGAAGAAGGTCACAGAGACCTATGTAATCGATGCCGTCAGCTTCGCAGAGGCTGAGGAACGCATCATCGAGGAAATGTCCGCATATATCAGCGGCGAGTTCAATGTCAAGGCGGTGCAGCTCGCTCCGTTCTCAGAGATATTCTTTGATGAGCGCAATGTCAATGCCGATAAGTACTACAAGGCGAAGCTCAACTTCATCACGATTGATGAGAACTCAGGCAACGAGAAGCGTCAGAGCGTGACCTATCTCGTTCAAGCTCCCGACTTCAATATAGCGGTCGAGAATGTCGATGAGGTGATGGGCGGCACGTTGATTGACTACGAAATCAGCTCAATCGCTGAGACCGCCATCCTCGATGTGTTTCAGTATGTCAAGAAAGACGAACCAAAGCAGGATGCAGAATGAAACCACGAGCATTCTTTGACAAGGTTTCCGAAATGAGGGAGGCACAAAAGGAGTATTTCAAGACTCGGAGTAGTGCCGCTCTCAATCGGAGCAAGGCTCTCGAAAAGGAGATTGACGATGAGATTGCAAGAGTGAACGCTATCCTGAATAAGAGACCGCAGGTAGTTCAGGGAAATCTATTCGGGGAGGGTCAGGAATGAGACAGTCGAAATTGATTGCAAAAGCCATCAGGCTAATCGAGGAATATGCCTCATTGGAGTGGTTCGAGAGAATTAGGCATCGTTCCATGCCGCCGCCTCCGTACTATGAGAGATTGATACCTCGGACGGATTATCAGAGAAAGGCGTATTGGCTGCGTATCCGCTCAAATCCTTTCAGACCTGAATACCACTAAGGGAGAGCGGAGAAAATCGCAAATAACGGCGTTTCTGTGCGAAATAGCCTATATATAACAATCGTTTATCAGTAGAATATATAATATAACAGATAATGGCATCAGTAAACATGGCAATAGTGGTCGGCTTTGTCGGAGATAATCCGAGGGTCAACGCCACTCAATCAGGAAGAAAGGTCGCCTCATTCACGATAGCGACCACAGAGAAAGGATATACCACTCAGAGCGGTCAGCAGATACCCGATAAGACGGAATGGCATAATATCGTCTGTTGGGGAAAGACTGCCGAAGTCGTAGAGAGATATGTCCGCAAAGGCAGTTCGCTCTATATTCAGGGAAAGATGCGCACTCGGACATACGAGAAAGACGGTCAGACCCGATATGTGACAGAGATTGAATGCGAGTCGATGCAGATGCTCGACCGCAGGGCAGACAATCCTCAGCAGCAGACTCAGGGCGTATCTCAATACCCTGTGCAGGGAGGTACTTCATTCCCTCAGTCCGCACCGCCTGAGGGTGAGAATAACGATGATTTGCCTTTCTGAGCTTATGAGACACATCGAGAGTATCATCCAACAGAACTGCGTCAAATGGTTCAGACTGCAATATCCTAAGCTCGCATTGCTCCTGTTCGCCGTTCCGAATGGCGGTGCAAGGCGCAGGATTGAGGGAGGGATAATGAAAGCGGAGGGAGTGACGAGAGGCGTATCAGACCTCTTGCTCCTTTTCCCTGCAAAGCATTATCATGGTCTCTGCATCGAAATGAAAACCGAAAAAGGGAAGCAGCAGCCGTCTCAGAAAATTTGGCAGCGAGCAGTCGAAGATGCAGGGTATAAATACATAATTTGTCGCTCATTTGAGGACTTTATGGAGCAAATTAACGGATATTTGCGTTAAAAATATATATTTTTCGCTAAAAAGGATGCCTAATAAGCATCCTTTTTTGTATCTTTGTGCCGATATATCATCTTAAAAGACAATTGTCATCATGGAAAAAGGCTCTAAAAACAAGAGCATCGATACCCTATTTGTATCGATGGAGCTGACTCAACTCGAACCGAATGACGGTCAGCTTGAAGGTCTGCCATCCAATCCGAGGCAGATAACAGACTCGAAGATGGATTTGCTGAAACAGAACATTCAGCAATATCCCGAAATGCTCACTCTGAGAGGCTTGCTTGTCTATCCTCTCGAAAGTGGCAAGTATATAATCATCGGCGGTAATATGCGCTACCATGCAATGAGCGAGCTTGGTTTCAAGACCGCTCCCTGTATCGTCATTCCGAAAGAGACCTCAATCGAGCAACTGAAAGCCTATTCGGTCATCGACAATAACGGCTTCGGTAAGTGGGATTGGGATATGCTCGCTAACGAATGGGATGCTACCCAGCTCACCTCATGGGGCGTGGATTTGCCAATCATGGAAAGCGAAATCAATACGGATGAGTTCTTTGACTCACTCGATGATGACGGCGACAAAGCCAAAGGCGAGAAACTGACAATCACCATCCCCGATGAGTATGCAGACCAAAAGGACGAAATGAAATCTCTCATCGAGACCGCTCTTTCTGATTACTCAGGCATCAAGGTGAAGTAATATCGTTAGTATAGCACTATATAGCTATATATATAATAATCAAGATAATATATTCAACGTAGATGTATGAAGATATTTCTCGCAGGAGGTATTTCAGGAAATCTCCGTGAATTTTGGCAAAGAGTGATGAAGATTTATCTCGCAGACCCTCGCTCACGAGGCGAAGTAATGGACGCTATGAAGGTATATATTGCAGGCGATAACAACAAGAAAAGAATACTCCGTGAAACGCTCTATGGATGCGATTTCTTCACAGGAGAGAATGCCTTATCGGGCATCAATATCCTCGAAAGCTTCTACTATCTGAGAAAGAACGAGGAATTTATGACGCTTGTTAAGCACTTCGGGTCATTCCTGCTCGATAGCGGTGCTTTCACGTTCATGTCAGGCTCTCACAAGGGAGGCATCGATTGGGATGAGTATGTCGAAGAATATGCGGCTTTCATCAATCGTTGGAATGTCAAGTTATTCTTTGAGCTTGATATTGACTCCGTTGTCGGATTGACTGAGGTAGAGAGGCTCAGGGAGAAACTCGAAGCTCTGACAGGAAAGAAGCCTATCCCTGTATGGCATCGCAATCGAGGCAAGGAATACTTCATCAGGATGTGCGAGAACTATCCCTATGTGGCACTCGGCGGCATCGTCACGAAAGAGATTGACCGAAAGAAATACGAGACGGCATTTCCGTGGTTCATCAAGACGGCGCATGAGCATAAGTGCAAGATACATGGTCTCGGATATACCACCGTTGCCAATCTGAGGAAATATCACTTCGATAGCGTTGATAGTACCGCATGGCTCTACGGCAATCGTGGAGGCTATCTCTATAAGTTCAACCCTCGTACTGGTCTGTTGGAGCAACTGAGCAAAGACGGATGCAGACTCAAATCGAGAGAGGGCGCAGTCAGCAATTTCAATGAATGGGTGAAGTTCGGCAAATATGCTGAGACTCACCTGTGATTGCGTAGAATGCGGATTTGTCAAATAAAAAAAGCCGACATCATCAATTTTCAAATATCAGAGACTATGAAAGAAAAGAACTCAATCATCATTCTATCAGGCGGCATGGATAGCGTCACGCTCCTGTACGACCAAAGAGAGTTTATTGCGCTCGCAGTCACTTTCGACTACGGCAGCAATCACAACAAGAGAGAGGCTGAGTTTGCAGCCTATCATTGTCAGCAGCTCGGCATCGAGCATATCGTCATCCCTCTCGACTTCATGGGCAAGTACTTCAAATCCTCTCTGTTGGAGGGTGCAGAGGCTATCCCTGAGGGTCATTATGCGGATGAGAATATGAAATCTACCGTTGTTCCTTTCAGGAATGGCATCATGCTTTCAATCGCCTGTGGTCTTGCTGAGAGCAGAGGATTGAGCAAGGTTCTCATCGCCAACCATGCAGGAGACCACGCCATCTATCCCGATTGTCGGGCAACATTCATCGCTTCGATGTCTGAGGCTATGGCTTACGGAACATACGAGCATATCAATATCTATGCTCCTTATACCTCGCTCACAAAGGGAGAGATTGCAGCCATCGGAAAGACTCTCGGCATCGATTACTCAAAGACCTACTCATGCTATAAGGGCGGTGAGAGGCATTGCGGCAAATGCGGCACTTGCGTAGAGAGGAAAGAAGCTCTCGCCTTTGCAGGTATCGATGACCCAACCGAGTATGAGGAATAAACCAAGTTTAATCATTCAAAACAGATAGCGTATGTATTATGTTTCTAAGAGAATGGAGATTGCAGGGAGTCATAAGCTCACTCTCTCCTATCCGTCCAAGTGTCAAGGCTTGCACGGTCACAATTGGATTATCACCGTCTATTGCAAGGCTAAGAAGCTGAACAAGGATGGAATGGTCTGCGACTTCAAGCATATCAAGGAAAAGATACATGGCAAGCTCGACCATGCAAATCTGAATGATGTGCTGCCGTTCAATCCCACCGCTGAGAATATCGCTCGTTGGGTTGTAGAGCAAATCCCTGAGTGCTATAAGGCATCAGTCAGGGAGAGCGAGGGAAACTTCGCCGTCTATGTCGATGACAAACTCAAAGATGATGGTGCGCTATGAGGGTAAATGAGATTTTCTATTCAATTCAGGGAGAGGGCGCACACTCAGGCGAAGCAGCCATCTTTGTACGCCTCTCAGGATGCAATCTGAAATGCTCATTCTGCGATACTGAGCATCAGCCTTACCAAGACCTCACAGAGGATGAGATATGCGCTGAAATCGCAAAATATCCTGCATCCCTCGTAGTCATCACAGGCGGCGAGCCTACCTTGCAGCTCACGGAAACACTCATCGGGAAAATCCATGAACTCAGTAAGACGGTTGCCATCGAGACAAACGGCACTCGCCCTGTGCCTCGTGGCGTTGATTGGGTGACGGTATCGCCGAAATCTCTCTTTGTCGGAGAAATCGGAAAGCCTGTCATCAAGACCGCTCAGGAAGTGAAGATAGTTCTCGATGACCTGCACACCTACGATGACCCGACATTCGGCATCACGGCAGCTCATTATTTCGTGCAGCCATGCGATACCTCAGACGAGGCTCGCAATAGAGATATTATCAATCGTTGTGTAAACTTTGTAAAGGAGAACCCACTATGGAGACTTTCGCTACAAACACAGAAGATATTAAGAGTGCGATAAAAGTATTGCTCATCGCAATAGGCGAAGACCCCGACAGAGAGGGTCTGATTGGCACTCCTGACCGTATCGTGAGAATGTGGAAAGAGATTTTCAGAGGCTATGACCCTGAGCAGAAGCCGAAGATTACCACTTTCAAGAATGAAGAGGGTATCTCAGACCTCATCTTCGATACAGGTGACTATTACTCGATGTGTGAGCATCATATCCTGCCATTCTTCGGCAAGTATTACTTTGCCTATATCCCCAATCCGAAAGGTCGAATACTCGGCATTTCAAAGGTCGCCCGTGTGGTCGGCTACTGCGCTGCCCGATTGCAGCTTCAGGAACGGCTCGCAAGAGACATCGTTCAGATGCTCTCAGACGCTCTCGGAGGCGATGCGCTCGGCTTCGCTATCGTGATGAGAGGAAAGCATCTTTGCAAGACCATGAGGGGAGTTCGGAATGACGGCAATATGTCTGTCGCTCACTTTACAGGATTGTTCGACAAGAACCCTGCATTGAAAACCGAATTTTATAAACTCATTGACTTGCAGACATGAAATATACCGCAGAACTACTCAAAAGAGCAGATGAATGGGTAAGGAAAAACGGTCTCATCGAATATGGCGGCGGTCAGTTGCAGGACTTCTGTACTGAACTCGGCATCAACGATAAGACCTATCGCCGTTGGCTGGTCGAGAAAGATGATTTCAAGCAGACCATCGATAAGGCGAAAGAGTTTTACAAGCAATCTCTCACTCATAAGCTCCATGAAACCCTGTCAATGGTCGCCACAGGCTATGATAAGGAGGAAACGGAGACCGAGTATCGCCCTAATCCCAAAGACCCCAACAAGCCGACCATCACGAAGATGAAGAAGAAAAAAGTCTTCTATCAGCCGAATGTCGGAGCGGCGATTTTCCTCATCACCAACCTCGACCCTGAGCATTATCAGAACAGGCAGAGCAATAATCTGACCCTGAAAGATGAGACAGAGAAAGAAATGACGCTTGATGAGGTGAAAGCAGAAATCGAAAGACTCAAAAAAATCGAAACCAAAGGATGAGACTAACGGAAATCGAGAAACAAAGGAAACTTATGCGGTTGATGCAGATGCAGCTCAAGCTCGAAGCACCAACCTCATTTGCGCATTTCCTCGGTTACTCAAATCCGAAGTATGAATTGGAGTGGTTTCACAGAGTCATCGCAGAGCATTGTCAGATGCTGTTCGAGGGCAAGATAAAGAACTTGATGGTATTCGTGCCACCTCAGCACGGCAAATCTGAAATCATTTCTCGTAACTTCCCTGCATGGGCATTGGGGCGAGACCCTGATTTGAAGATTGCATCATGCTCGTATGCAGCAGACCTCTCAGAGCAATTCTCTCGCTCTGTGCAGCGCATCATCGATAGTCCTGAGTATCAAAGTATATTCCCCGATACTTACCTCAGCACCAATCAGAGAGCCAAGAATGACCCTCGGACATACATCAAGAATGTAGATTTCTTTGAGACGGTCGGACATCGAGGCTTCTATAAGGCGGTCGGCGTAGGAGGTCCACTCACGGGAACGCCTGTCGATATTGCCATCATCGATGACCCTGTAAAGGATGCAACAGAGGCTTATTCTCTGACCTATCGGCAAAAGGTTTGGGATTGGTATAATACCGTCCTGACAACCCGATTGCACAATCATTCAAGGCAGTTGTTTATTATGACCCGATGGCATGAGGATGACCTTGCAGGGCGCATCCTGAAAGCGGAGGCAGACGAATGGAAAGTTCTCGCTATCCCTGCCATCTGTGAGAAAGAGAATGACGGAGGATTGAGTAACAGAAAGGTCGGTGATGCTCTTTGGGCATCGCATCATTCTGTGCAGAAGCTCGCCAAGCAGAAAGCTCGCTCGCCTCGTGAGTTCTCAGCTCTGTATCAGCAGCATCCTGTCATCGAGGGCGGTAATATCGTGAAAAGGGATTGGTTTCAGAAAATCTCTCTCGCTGAGTTCAAGTCGCTCAGATATAACGAGCCGATGCACTTCTATCTCGATACCGCCTACGGAAAGAAAAAGCCGACAGGAAACGACCCATCAGGCATTTTGGCGGCTTGCAGGATAGGGCATTATGTCTATATCTATAACGCTCAGAAAGTATGGAAGGAAATGCCCGACTTGCTGAGATTTCTGCCTGAATACATGGCAGCTCACGAGGGCAATGATGAGAGCAAACTGCACGTTGAGCCGAAAGCCAACGGCGAGAGCGTGGTGCAGATGCTCAAAGCTATATCGACTCTCAATGTGAAAGAGACTCCTGTGCCTGTCGATAGCAAGGAAACTCGGTTCAGGGTGGTCTCGCCTCGTGTAGAATGCGGTCGTGTCTTTCTCGTTGATGGCTCTTGGAATGATGATTTCCTTGATGAGGTATGCGGATTTCCTGCGATGGAGCATGATGAGTTCGTGGATATACTCGGATATGCAATCAATGACCTCTACGAAGAGGATGACGATATAGACTACGAAAATATGGATAAGTCAACATTCGGATTATAAACTTAAAAATTTATTGCAATATGTTTTTAGTAGATTTGTTTCGCAACTATGTGAACGCCTTGGTCGGAAGAAATCAAGAGTTCGAGCAATTGTTGGCTGCAAAGGATATTTCCGCAGTCAAGGAGAAAATGGTATCACGCCTTACTGATGTGATTGAAGCTCTCAAAGAGTATGAGACGAAAGAACACCTCATAATGAAGCGAGAGGATAAGATTATCACAGACAAGAAAGGCAAGTTCCTCAGGAAAGAGCCAGTTTGGAAGCTGCCTATCCCCTATCCTGTGTTCATCAATGAGATTGCGCTCGTCTTTCTCTTTGGTCGCCCTGTGAAATGGACGCAGCTCTCAGAGAGTACCGATGATGCTTTCAAGGCTTATCAGGAGTTCGTCAAGAAAACCCGATTTGATAGCCGCATTCGCCAATGCAAGCGTCTTGCAGGTGCAGAGACAGAGAGCGCATTGCTTTTCCGTGTCTATAAGGATGATGACGGCAATCCCGATTGTCAGCTCAGGGTTCTCGCTCGCTCCAAAGGCGATGAGATTTACACTCGCTTCGACCAATACGAAAACCTCATTGCAATCGCATGGGGTTACTATGTGAAAGACTCTGAGGAAGGAGCGACCTATCATTTCGATGTATTCACTCCGAAAGTCATCTATCATTGCGTCAAGAAAGCTCTCGGATGGGAGGTCGTGGAGGAAATCAATTTCATCGGGAAAATCCCTCTCATCTATTTCAGGCAGGAAAAGGAATGGGATGGCGTGGAAGCTCTCATCCATCGAGAGGAAAGTATCGCCTCTCGCACGGCAGACACCAACGATTACTTTGCAGACCCAATCGCTATCATGGCTCAGGATATTATCAAGAATATGCCTGAGAAGAAAGAGGCTGCAAAGCTGCTCATCACGAATGACAAAGAGGGCGTTGATAAGGCTGCAAAGTATCTCACTTGGGATAATGCGCCTCAGAGCAAGAAAGATGAATTGGAGTGGTTGCAGACCCAAATTCTGCAAAAGACATTCACCCCGAATATCACGACCGATACCCTCAAATCAATCTCTCAGCTCTCGGCTAAGGCTCTGCGCACGGTGATGATGCTTGCAGACATCAAGGCAGCGAAGCGCAAAGAGACCTATGATGAAATGCTCGACCGCACGGCATCGCTCATCACGGCTATCATCGGAAATGTTCTCGATGTTTCCCTGCACTCTCAATGCGAGAAATTGAAAGTCGGGCATGAGTTCCAAGAGCCATTCGGTGAGGATATTGCCGATGACCTGAACAATATCATCCGTGCCGTTGATGCAGGAATACTCTCAACAGAGAGCGGCATCGAACTCAATCCGCTTGTGAAAGACTCTCATCGTGAGAGCGAGAGACTGCAAGAGGAACAGGAGGAAAGGCAGCGTCAGCAGGAGTCTATCTTCGGCATGGGAGGTGATGGCGGTGCAGCATCATTCTCTGACGGCTCAAAGAACGGCTCTCAGAGCGAAGACGATGACGATGATGAGGAAACTATCGCAAAGAAAAAGAAAGCGGCTCAGAACGCAGGAAAATAAGCAAAAACGATAAATGGCAAAGCAAGGCTCAGACCCTAAGAAGATAACCCTCGCCCGAATATCTCGGACTGAGGCATACGCAGAGAAAGTGAGATTGATGTTCGCCCGAACCGTGAACGATATTCTCGCTCTCAATAAGACTATGCCCGAACTCGATGAGGGAGTCATGTTCTCTTTCGATGGAGAAAGCATCAAGAAACAGAAAGAGGTCGAGGCTTTGCTTCGCCGACTGCACTCAGCCGTCACGATGGCGATTGAGCAGGGCATCAAGCTCGAATGGGAGCAAGCCAATCAGGAATGCGATAAGCTCATTGCCTCGGTATTCGGAAAGAAAGTCATGGAAAGTCCTGAGTTCTCTGCTTGGATGGGCAGGAACTCGGAGGCTCGTGATGCTTTCATTTCTCGCTCTGAGAATGGTCTGAACCTCTCTGATAGGGTTTGGAAGTCCGTTCGTCAGCTCAGGGATGAAATGGAGGTCGCAATGACTGTCTCTATCGGAGAGGGAGAAAGCGCAAGCTCGATGTCTCGTAAGGTCAGGGAATATCTCAACAATCCCGATGATATGTTTCGCCGTTTCCGCTATAAGAAAGGCGAGAAAGACATCATCGACCCTGAGACAGGAGAGGTCACAGGAACGGAGATTGTTTGGGGTAAGAAATGGAAGAAACGCATCAAGGATGAAGCCACAGGCAAATACAAATGGATAGACTATGACAGAGACGATTACAAGACAGGCTCAGGCGTTTACAAGTCATCCGCTCGGAACGCTATGCGTGTGGCTCGAACTGAGACGAATATCGCATACCGCCGTGCCGATAATGCACGTTGGCAGGATATGGATTTCGTTCTCGGTCAGAGGGTGCAGCTCTCTCGTAACCATCCGAAGAAAGACATCTGCGATAAGCTCGCAGGTGATTATCCGAAAGATTTTGTCTTTGATGGTTGGCATCCTCAATGCTTCTGTTTCTGCACTCCTATCCTGATGGATGAGGACGAAATGGCTAAAGTCACAGAGGCTTTCTTGAAAGGCGAGAAATACACGCCAAAGGGAAAGCCGATAACCGATTATCCTCAGAATTTCAAGGATTGGGTGACTGAGCATCAAGGGGATATTGCAGCCGCTCGTGAGAGAGGAACTGAGCCGTATTTCATCCGTAACAACGCCCAGGCAGTCGATGAGATTATCAATCCCTCTCAGAAAGAACTATCTATTCTCGAAAAGGCGAAGCTAAGGCATGAGGCTCGCACTCCTGAACAGGCAGAAGCAATCAAGAATGCTTGGGAAGAAAGAAAGCATAAACACGCCCTCATCAAGAAAACCGCAGGGAATGTACTCAATGTGGCTCAGGATTATGGAGAAATCGACTATTCAGAGCTGCAATCTGCCATCGATGCAGGAGACCTCACGAAGATGCAAGCTGCATCCAAGGCGGTCGCTCAGGCTGTATCTGCGATGAAGAAACAAGAGGCTGCAATCTCTGACCTCATTCCTGATGCTCATACATGGCACAAGCAATTCACCATGCAGCAGCTTCAGGACGCTCACACTTCTATTCAGGCAGGAATGGATAAGCTCATCGGTAAAACGCTTGCAGAGCAGAAGAAATGGCTCGAAAATGAGATTATCTATGTCGAAGACCCGACTAAGTTCAAGCCTCACACTATCCATCCGACATACAAGATTGCTCAGGATGCCTACGCAAAGAAGCTCGAAAGCGTATTGTATCAGATTGATGTCAACCAAATCAATTCTCAGCTCTCAGTCGTAGAGGCATGGTCGGCAGCTCATCCGAAATCTCTCAATGTCGCCAATCTACTTGCAGAGGCAAAGACCGCTATTGCCAATGGCGAGAGTATTGCATCTATCAAGCAGAAAGCGTCTCTCGCTATTGTTGAGCATCAAAAGAGACTCGCAGAGCAGGCTCGCAGGGATAGAAAGAAATTGGGTTCAAAATCAATCCCGACATCATTTGACCCTGATGATTATACTCAGGAAGCGAGAGATAAAGCTATTTGGTGCAAGCGAGCATCTGCATCACATAAGAATTGGGATGCAGACTCAGAGGCGGTTTGGAATAGTGCCACAACAGGCGAACAAGAGGCATGGAGAGCCTATACAGGTGGCTCAGGTCACATGAATAGACCATTGCGAGGCTATCAAGGTTCATGGTCGAAATCGAATTATAAGGGAGTCGGCAATGTTCCTTTGGATTATGAGGGCGGTGAGCAGCATATCAGGGATATGTATAATCTTTGCGAAAGAACGAGATTTGATACTAACCGATGGTTGCAGCGTGGTATCGAGACATGGGATGGCGTTGAAGGTTTCTTCGGTATCAGAGGCATCACGAGAGCGCAGCTCAGGTCGATGGTCGGTCAGGAGGTATGCGACTATGCCTTTATGTCATGCGGTTCTGCCAAAGGCACAGGCTTTAGTGGCTTAATCCTGAATATCTATTGTCCGAAAGGAACTAAGGGATTTTATGCTTGCCCTCACTCATACTTCGGCGACCATGAGAACGAAAGTATTTTGCAAGCAGGAACGAAGTTCAGAATACTCAAAGTCGAAGCTCCCGATTACGGAACGGTTTATGTAGATATTGAGGTAATCGGATATGTAGAGCATCCATCACTCAAATAAAGAAAGAGGGCATCGAAACGCCCTCTTTCTCACTTCATATAGGTTTCTTTATACCATTTCTTGAAATCGCCTCCCTCATTCCAATAGTAATAACGATTATAGAGTATCGCTTTCAATGCGAGCGGCGTATCATCGGTTTTCTCGAACTCCCTCATCCCTGCACGGATATATTCATTCAGGGAAGATGATAGGATTTGAGCCTCTTGGCATTTATCATCCTCAGAGGCTTTCATGGTGAACTCTACCCATTTGCTTTCATATCCCCACATCAGAGCTTTCATTTGGTCTTTGCCCTCAAAGGGATTTTCTTTCTCGCCTTTGTAATATCGGCAGAATTTCAATAACTCTTTCTTATCCATAATAAACTTGGTTGAATTTCTCATTAAACATGGTTATCACATCGAGCATTTCCTTTGGGAGATAGCTCAGAGCCTTTTCTTCAATCTCTTTCGGTATCTCATAAAAAGCTCCTGCAAAGCCTCCGACAATCGCTCCGAGAGTATCACTATCGCCTCCGTATGATATTGCGCTCCTTATAGCATCCTCAAACGAAACAGAGTGCAAGAATATATGAATGGCAAGAGGAACACATCCCTGACAGGTTTCATTCCATTCTCCTTTATTCGGAAGATGTGTGATATAATCACTCCCATAGGTCTTTGAAAGCAAAACACTGACCATCATTTTCGCAGATTTCCTATTCTTGCGAGCAAGGAGATGAGTGCATAATGCGGTAGTCTGTGCGCCTTTGATGCCTTCCTCGTGAGAGTGGCTACATTCTGCGGATTTCTTTGCCTCTGAGAATACGTCTTTATCTTTGAATGCCCATCCGATAGGTGATACTCTCATTGCTGCACCATTACCGAAGCTATCGTAAGGCTGAGGGTCATAAATCCATCGACCGAATGAAGCTCCGTATGCGCCTTTCGGATGAGGATATTTCCTGCACCATTCAATCAGGCTATCACGATACGGAATACCTCTCAGGATAGCATCTGCAATGGCGATTGTGCAGATAGTATCATCCGTGAATGAGCTACCCTCAGGGAATAGCTCGAAATCATAATCTCTTGTATTGTGAAATTCGTAGGTGCTGCCTACAATATCACCGATAATAGCTCCTATCATACTGCGTTGAATTTAGATTGAGACTTCTGTTTGAGTTGCCCGACCTTAATCGTGCATTTCTTATTCTCGTATTCTGATTTGCCTCTCAGGGCATTCGTCAGCGATTTATAGCCAATCCCGACCTTATCCTGAGGGATATTATCGTAGATGGCTTTGAGCGAGCCAAAGAAGAAATCTATCTCTCCATTGTGAGGCTCATTCAGTTTCAAATGAACTACTTTCATCTTTCAAAGTGCAAAATTACTCATTTTTCGGCGATTTCCCACGAGTTTTGCTCAGAAATGGGGATTTTATCGCAACATTCATCGAAAATCGCAGGAAACGCCGTCTATGATTGTTATTATTGAGGTGAAACAATCTCGGTTACTCCACGCTTCACGAGGCTCTTTGCTTTCGGAGCTTCGAGCTGGTCGCAGATGGCGACTCTCAGACCTGAACGGATGAGCTTCGGGAGATAGATGTCGAGTGCATGATGCGGAAATCCTGCCATCTTAATCTCGCCTCTCTGAGTGAGAGTGATGCCGAGTATCTTTGCGGTTTTCTCGGCATCCTCGTGATAGGTCTCATAGAAATCTCCGCATCTGAATAAGAGCGTTGCGTCAGGATGCTTTTCTTTTAGTTCCTGATATTGCTTCATCATCGGGGAGAGCTTATCTTCATCCTCGCTCTCATCCTCTGTCTCAGGCTCAGGCTCATCGATAGTGCCGCCTAACTTCTTGATGACATCTTCGATGGTCGTAGCGTTATGCAAGGCTGCAATCAGTTCCTTTGCGCTCATATCCTCGATATGGAGCTTTGCATGGATGGTTGCATCAATGAGGATTTTGATGCCTGTGACAACCTTTTTGAGGTCTTTCTGACCCTTTGCATCGCCTGAGATATTCTTACTTGTGGCGGTCGATTTGCCCTTACTCTTGGCATCATCGATTGCGTCCTGAACGGCTGCAACCTGAGCCGTCTCATCATCCTTATTCAGCTCTACAATCTGACGGACTGCCCCTGTGGAGATTTCTCCACTTTCGAGCTTATCTTGAATTTCGGGAGCGAGTTCAAGGAGAGAGAGGCATCGACCTACGAAAGTAGCCGACTTGCCGAATTTGGCAGCGATTTCGGTCTGAGTGTAGCCGAACTTATCTCTGAACCTCTGAAACATCAAGGCTTGCTCATACTCGGTGAAGTTCTTGCCCTCATTCCTCATCATCTGCTCGATGAGCAAATCTTCTTCTTTCGTGTTTCGAGGCAGGAAAATCGCTTTGATACGCTTGATGTCTGCACCCTCAGAGATTGCGGCGAGGGTGGCTCTCAGTCTGCGCTCACCATCCACGAGGCGGTATTTCTCATCGCCATTCTCATCTTTGAACGGCACAACCGTGATGGGATTGAGAACGCCTTGCAGCTTGATTTGCTCTTTGAGTTCATCAATGGCGAAATCACGGCGCACGTTGAAGTTATCGACTACGACCACATTACGAGGGTCAACTGAATAGATGTCTGTTCGCTTGGTTACGTTGATATTGGTTTCCATATTACTATTGATTTATTGATTATTATTTTTCTTTGATTGTATATATCTTATAGATGCACTTCTCTCCGCAGTTCCATCCGTCTCTGATTTTGCCATCGACAACCGCACAAAGATGATTGGCGAGGCTCAGGATATAGCGACCTTTGGGATTGCTCTTTGCGAAATCCTTTGCGGTCTTACGCTTTTCTCCTTTCTTGAACTTCAAGCTCACGACCCTATATCCTCTCTGAGCAAAGGCTTTCTCATATACATTCTGAGAGTTGGGAATGTCGTAATCTTCACGAGCTATCTTCGAGAGAACATCGTAAGCCTCCTGCCATGTGAGTTCGGCGGCGATGGCAAATGCCCTGATTGCACAATCGGGTTTCTTGCATTTCTTTCCCTCAGTCGGATTTGGCTGAGTGAACTCGAAATAATCGGTATTCTTGTAATAATTGATTTTAGCCATTTCTGAGCGATTTAATTTGTTTCGTGAATACTTTATCATCTTCGGGATTTAATCGCAGGAGACGCAAAGGAAATGAGCCTCCTGCGATTGTTTCGGATTAGTCCTGCACGTTCATTATGTATTTGGCGGCTTTCTCGGCTCTCGATGCAGCCCAAACAATCATCTTGTTATCGTTTTTGAGAGCTTTGAGCCAGCTCTGAATGTAGGCGACTGAGTTCTTGAAAGCCTTTTCGCAATCCATCCCGACCGCATTGCAAATCATGGCAGAGCCAAGTTCTGCAACCAATTCCTCACGAGAATAATCTTCATTGCCAAAGAATGCGTGGTCGTTCTCAGCCTTGCGGTCGCATCGATACGGCGGTATCGTTGAATGGGTCAGTTCGTGGAATGTGGTTGAGTAGTATTCCTCTGCAACCTGATACTGAGAGAGCATCGGAACTACGACCTTATCATACATCGGCGAGTAGTAGGCTTGACCGCTCGGCTTATCGTTCTGAAACTTCAATTTCTTTTCTCTGCTCAGGTAACCGTTGATGATATTCTCGGCTGCATCGATTGGCAGGATGGTCGGCTCGATAGGCTCGTCTGCTTTAATCTTACTCTCGATGCCTGTTGTATCATCGATATGGAATACCCGATAATACTTCAGGATTGGAATGAGGTGTTCTTTGGCGGTCGTGACCTCTACCTCGTTGCCGTTCTCATCCTGAGTCTTTTTCTTGCCGTTGGTAATCATCGTGAAGAAAACGACCATCTGAGACTTTGCGCCTTTCTTGATGTCGCCTCCCAAGTCCTTAACCTGCTTGAACGTGAGATATTCGCCCTCTCGTCCGAGTAGCATCTGATTGAGCATTGAATAAGGCTTACGTGAAACATAGTTCACTGCGCCTCCGTCTGCGAGACCTGCACCCGACCAAGGCTTATGCCAAGGGATGATACCCTTTTCGAGTTCGCTGATGATGCGGTCTGTGACCATCTGATAAACATTTACTTTCTCCATTGTTGCGTTGATTTATGGGGAGGTTTGACCCTCCCCGATTAAACTTAGTTTATTTCAAATTCTCGATGATTTGCTCTCTATCGATTTTCCAAATAGCCTTATCATGCTCCAATTTATAAGAGATATAGGCTTTGAAACCTATCGTTTCGATAATCAGGTCACGGAGTTCTCTCGCTGAGTAGGTCTCGGATATTTCGATGAGTTTAGGCATCAATTCTTCTTTCCAAGTGCTTAACTCAAATGATTTTTCTCTCTCATCACGAATGACCTGAGATTGATTATTGTTCAGCTCATTCAATCGAGATACTTTCTCTTTGAGGTTCTTTACCTCGTTTTCGAGACTCAGAACATTCGCATACTCATTGGCGGCTTGCTCTTTCAGAGCATCGTAGGCTTTCTGAATGCCTCCGTTCTTTTTCCATTGCTTGCACCAAACGTCCTTATCAAGGTCGCTCTTTTCGTACTCAGGCTCAATCACTGTGTGATAGTAGTCTTCTGTTGGTCTGAAACCTGTGCGGTCGATAAATTCTGAAATTAACATGGCGTTGAAATTTTGATTTTGTTATTTGATGTTTACATTCTCGCAATTTTTGATTTTTTCGATTGAAATGCCTATTAGGTATCTCTTTCTGTGTGCAAAGATATAGACTATTTGCTTAATAGGCAACTTTTCGAGCGATTATTTTTCTTAAAAAATCTTACTAAAAACCTCGAAAATCGGCTAAATGTGTGGTATGCACTATGTTAAATAAGAAAAATTTTTTGGTGCTTATTAGGCATATGTCAATAAAAAGTGCTATCTTTGCGGTCGAGAAGTCACTTTTTTAATTAAAGATAATATGAAAATCAAACTTCGTAAGACCTTATCTGAGCTATGCAAGGATATGGGATTAACTGACAAGGCATTGGACGAACTGACTGAACTCGGTTTGCAAGGTCTTGACGAGAAAGCCTCTGATGAGGACATCAAGAAAGCTGCGGATTTACTCGTTCCCTTTGCAAAGGTAATGCAGGGCGAAATCACGAGAAAGACGCGCAAATCTACTCACAATCAGCCAAAGCCATCCGAAGGAGAGGGCGAAGGTGAGGGTGAAGGCGACAAAGACGGCATCGCTGCCATTATCGCAGCGCAGCTCGCTCCGTTCAAGGAGCAACTCAATAAGCTGCAAAGCGAGAATGATGCCCTGAAAGCTGAAAAGGCAAAGGGCGAGCGTTCTGCACTTATCGCCGCAGAAGCCAAGAAACTCGGTATTCCTGAGTACCTGATGAAACGTATCGCTATCGCTGATGATGCAGACATCACAAAGGAACTCACGGAGTTCAAGCAGGACTTGGTGAATAATAATCTGATGCCAAAGGATGCAGCGTCAGAGACAGGGCAGAAAGAGGATGCCATGAAAGCCGATGCAAAGGCTTGGGCAGAGTCTCTCCCCAATAAGTAAGCATCCATAGTAATTCACCCTTTAATTCGCAGTATTCAAATGGCTATCGAATTTAAGAAAACAGCAGTTTCAGGGCATTTCCCTGAGATTTGGCGTGGCGAATGTAAGATGCTGCCTGGCGGTTTCAAGCCGAAGAATACCATCGCAAACGGAACGGTGCTTCATCGTGGCGTTCTCTGTGAGGTGAACTTCGAGGAAATGAGCGCAGCAGTCATCAAGCTCGCTAAGGTTCTGAATGGTGGCACGACCACCAAGCCTCGTATTGCAAAGGGTCATCTTTTCGCCGTTGGCGATGTCGTGGCTAAGTATGGCAAGGATGATAAGTCCGTGTCCGTATCTGCCATCGATACCTCCAATGCCGAGTACGATACCCTGACCCTCTCCGCAGCCATTACAGGTCTGTCTCAGAATGATGTTCTCATCGAGTCAGCCGACTATGGCTATGTAGATGCAGCGTCAGGTGATGAGGGTGCTTTGAAGATTGTCGCCTCAGGCGCAACGACAGGGCAAATCAACCTCGCTGATGTCACTCCGTATCTCGGTGAAAAGACCCTCGCTGCAAATGACTATGTCAAGTTGCAGAAGTCCGAGGCAAAGTACACCCCTAACATGGTAGTGGGTGCAGTGAAAGAGTTTAATGGCAAGGGTCTCCCGACCATCGATGCAGCTTACGAGGCAGTCGTTCTCTATCCGAGTCTCGGCTTCCCTGTTCTGAGCGATTGGCTGAATGGCGTTTGCCTCAAGTCTAACCCGAACATTCTGTTCATTAAGCAGTAACGACTATGCCTGAATTTCTTTTTAGTTCGATTTTCGGCGAATTGACAAAGAATGTTCAAATTCGCTTCGATGCTGCCTCTGAGCTGAACAAAAAGCTCTTTGACAACATCATCTTTGAGCGTTTCCTTGATTGGGATGTTCCTACCGTTGGTCTCGACTTCGAGGAACTGATTGGTCAGTATAACATCACCGTAGCCGCTCCTACCATCGGAACGGATGCTAAGGAGGCTATCCTCGGAACTGAGGGCTTGGAAACTCTGAAAGAGACCATCCTGAACCATGCAATCACCCTGCCGATGACCGTCAAGGATTATCGTAAGGTGTTACAAATCCTCGACTCTAAGTCTCTGCCCGATAAGGTCAAGACTCAGCAGCTCATCAAGCTCATGTGGGGCGATGTCGAGACCGTTGTCAAGTCTGTACTCGGCAAGCTCGACCTCATCTTCTGTGGCGCACTCTCCAATGAGGGTAAGTTCACTCTCGATGAGACCACCAACCCTGAGGGCGGTGCTCGTGGTCTGATTGACTTCAATCAGCCTGCGGACAATATCGCTTCGGCAAGCACTCAGTGGACGGATGCCAACATCGAGACGGTTGACTGCTTCGAGGATATTCAGGGCATCATCGATGCCGCTCAGGATAAGGTGGTATTCTCTAAGGTTCTTTGCGCTCCTGCACTTATCTCGTATATGTGCCGTAGCAAGAAGATGAAGCAGATGATTTGGGGTACTGACAAATCTTCCAAGATTGTTCAGCTCAAAGAAATCAATGCTTACATGGAAGAAAACGACTTCCCAATCTTCGAGCCTATCCGCCGTCAGGTTCGCATTCAGAATGGAACTCAGCGCACTCCTTACTCTCCTTGGAACGCCAAGAATATGGTGTTTATTCCTGAGGGCAAGCTCGGTCTCGTTAAGAACGCTTGGGCGAACAACGAGCTGAAGCCTGAGGCAGGAGTCGCCTACTCTAACTATGGTCGCATCCGTGTATCTCAGTGGGGTGTCGGCGAGACTCAGGGCAGTAATGGTGTTGAGTTCACCAAGGCTGAGGTTCTCGCACTTCCTGTAATCACGGAAATGAATGGTATCTACACCCTCAAAACTAAGGAATAATCGATGAAGAACAATGTCGCATTGAGGAGTCTGTGCAATGCAATCGCTAACACATTCTATCCTGATAACGCAACCATCGACCTTGCTCTGTTCAATGAGGGCATCGAGCCACAGGCAGAGGCTACCCCGAAAGACCCTCAAATCTTTCGGGTAGCCGTCTCGCTCGTGATGGGATATGTAGAGGGAAGCCGAACAGAAAACGGCGTTTCTACTGCTGTCCTGCAAGATGCCGTTGAAAAGAGTATCAGGTATTGGTGCAATATCTATGGTCTCGATGCTGACGAGGTTCTGAGCGATTATCTCAGAGTAATGGAGGATGGCTCTAAGTTGTGGTAAATATGAGATTTAACGGACTTCTGAAATATCAAATCGAGCTTGCAGAGAGCGAGGAATTGAACGAATACGGTGAGATTGAGACCTCTCAATCCCCATCGTGGAGTGATGATATTCCCTGCTCAATCAAGACGAATACTGATACTCGAAAAGGGCATTATGAGGATGGCGAGTTTCGGCAAGCCTCTTTCACTATCCTAATCGAGCTTGCAGAGTTCAGCGCAAAGCGTGTCAAATTGTCACGGCTTGGCGAGGAATTGGGCGAGTATCGGGTATTGTCCGTTGAACCTCTTACCACCGTAGGGAGAGTTCAGATATTGGTTTAGCCTATGGCAAAGGTCACTCAGACACACGGCAAATATAAAGGAGTCATCGTAAGCAAGACCGATATGCGAAAGCTGAGGTCAGGACTGCAAGCGAAGATGAAAGATATAGCCGACCTCATCATCAAACAACTCTCTTATATCGGAGAGGAATGCGTGAGAATAGCGAGAGAGCCACACTCCCATGACTATAACGACATCACAGGAAATCTGCGCTCATCCATCGGTTATGTGATACTCTATGACGGAAAGCCAGTTCAGTACGGCGCATCAAAAACCTACAATGGAAGCCAAGGCAACGGCGAAGCAGGACCTCCTGCCGCCGAAGCTCTTTTGCAGAAGTTACAGGCGAAATTTCCTTGGGGCATCGTCCTCATCGTTTGCGCAGGAATGAATTACGCTGCCTATGTAGAGAATATCCATCACAAAGATGTACTCACGACTTCTGAGCTGAAAATGGAGAGCCTTGCAAAGAAACTTCTTAATGGTCTCACAACAGAGAAATGAACGAGATAAAGACAGAAAAGCAAATCGAGCGTGACTTCTACGCCCTCATCAAGCAGCATACCCTCGGCTCTGAAATCAGAGGCACGGTCTATCGTGACGGCTATCGCCCCGATGATGCCAAGACTGAGGATTTGATTGTCAAGTTCCTCGCAGGACTTGATGAGCAGATACAGAGCGGAGTTGTCATCATCAATATCTATGTGCCTGATGTGCCATATAGCAAGACAGGGCGCAAGGTAGAGGATTTGCCTCGTGTCGAGTATCTCGAAAGCCTCATTCAGGATTTCGTCAAGACCAACGGCGATACTGAGTATCTGATGGAGACTGACGGCTCACCTGCATCATCCGCTATCGAGGGAATAGAGCAGCATCAAATTTTCGCAAGAATTAAGTTTAACCGTTTAGCACAATAAGATTATGTCAAAGATTATCATGTCATGGTCGAAGTGTAAGATTGAGGTCGGCAAGACAGGCGACAATGACGCTATGGCTGCAAGCTTGACCGACATCGGCACTATCAACGATAAATCGACCACAATGTCCGCAGAAGATGGCGAGACTTTGACTGCAACCGCCACAGGCGGTGTTGTTGTGGCTGAGGAGGAGGGAGAGCCTGTTATCTCCATCACGACTCGTGTCAAGGAAATGTCCTTTGCGGTCGAAACTCTGTTCACAGGCGCAGTAGCTGCCAATGACGAGCTGACCGTCAAGACGAACATCGTTCCTGATGACTTCTCACTGAAGCTCACGCCTAAGAATATCGGCGCAGTCGGTATCAAGGCTCGCAGAACTCATGTTTCGTTCCGTCCTGGCTCATCTGAGGAAGAGGGTCAGTATGTAGATTTGACTTTCAAAATCCTCGCTTGTGAGGATGGTGAGCTTTACAAGAAGTTCAAGGTCAAGGCTGCTGATTGGAACATTCAGGAGTAACCATCACGGCACATCCTAATGGCGTGTGGAATAGACACCCTTTGGCAGTTTGGTAGGAGAAAACTGCCTTCATCGTGGCGTAGAGCAGCGGTCAGCTCGCAAGTCTCATTGGCTTGAGGTCGCAGGTTCGAGTCCTGCCGCCGCAACTAAACTAAGTTTATTTCTATTATGGCACGAACAATAGAGCAGGTAGTCGCCGCCGCAATTCTTGAAAAGGCGACCACAGAGATTGAGATTGGCGATAAGGTCTATAAGATTGCAGACCCTACGACTGCCACTCTCATTCTTGTTTCTGAGCTAATCTCTACCCTCCCTGTGGTTGAGAAAGTTCCCAATGAGCAGAAGGTCTATTCAGTCCTGCACTACGCAAAAGATTATAAGCCTCTCGGCGATATTTGCGCCATCCTCATTCTTGGTGCAAAGGGATTGACCGAAGAAAAGGAAATCATCGAAGAAAAGCGCATTCTCGGCTTGTTCAAGCGCAGAACGACTCGTAAGGTGATAGTTGATAAGCAAGCAGAATTATCGCAGCTCATACTCGATTATATACGCCCCTCTGTCATCTTCGATTGCATTGTCTCACGATTGCAGGATATGGAGATAGGCAGTTTTTTCGCCATTACCACTTCCCTGTCAGAGGCAAACATTCTGAAACCGACAAAGGAAGTGGTCGAGCCTTAAATGATAGCATTTGGGCAACCGTCCTCGGCGTTGCAAAGCTATTCGGGATGACCGATAAGCAAGCACTCTACGATATAAGCTACAAAAATGCGGTGATGTATAGTCGGGTGATGCCGATGCCGAATGACAAGAGCGAGAAAGATGCGCCTATCTATGATGATAGCCTCGATGCGAATAACCCTGATAATTTCAATAAGTTCAACGACTTTGAAGAAGAAGAAATCGTAAGAATATGAATACAGATGACGGCAATTTGAGTTTTGGTACTGCCATTGATATGAGCGGTTTCGATGAAGGTATTACCCACATCGAGAATAAAGTATCAGAGATTGGAGATAAAGCGGAAGCTGAGAGCGCAAGGTTCACAGATGCTTTCGCCCATATTCCCACGGTCAAGATTGATGTCGTAACTAATGCCGCTCAATCGCTCAAAACCATCGATGCCGCATTTGAAGAAATCGACAGGGTTGTAGATACAAATAAAGCTCAAATCAAAGAACTCGAAGATGAGTATAAGCGTTTGAGCGAACAATCTGCACAAGCATTCAATTCAGGTGCAGATAAAGAAGCGAGAGCCATCCAACAAGATATGCGAGCCGTCAAAGAGTTAATCAAGGCTCGTAAGGATGCTATTAAAGAGGCTGAAAAAACTGCTGACGATTTATTGAAAGTCGAGCAGAAACTAAAAGATGAAGCTGCTGCATCCGCTAAGGCTGCAACTTCAAGCTCTGCCCTGAGAACCCATCTGCGAGAATTGACGATGCAGCTCGTAGAACTTGAAGCTCAGGGTAAGAGAGGCACAGATGAGTTCAATGCTCTTCAGGCAGAGGCAGCAGAACTCGCAGACAGGATTTCTGATGCTCGTCAGCAAGTCCGTATATTATCTAATGACCAATCAGGATTTCAGGGCATGATGTCTGTGATGAGTGGTGTATCAGGAGGATTTACCGCTCTGACAGGTGCAATGAGTCTTTTTGGTAGCGAGAATGAGGATTTGCAAAGAGTGATGATGAAACTGCAATCTGTGATGGCTATCACAATGGGGTTGCAGCAGGTTCAGCAAATGCTCAATAAAGACTCTGCGGCTTCTTTGGTTGTGCTTAATGGTCTCAAAGAATGGTGGCGTAAAATCACTATTCAGGCAACAGGCGCACAACAAGCAGAGGCAGCAGCGACAATCGAGAATACTGCAGCTCAGGAGGCTAATACGGTTGCAGAGGAAGTCAATGCAGCAGCTCATACTGCAAATGCAGCAGCGACAGAAGCAGAGACCGTTGCTGATACCGCACAGGCAGCAGCATCGGGAGCGGCGGCGGCTGCTGAGGGAGTTCAAACCGCAGCTATCGGAGCAGAGACAACGGCGGCAGTTGCAGGAACGGCGGCGAATTGGTCTCTTGCTGCGGCATTTCGTGCAGTTGGATTGGCTATCAAGTCAATCCCTGTCTTCGGTTGGATTTTGGCAGGTATCAGCGCACTCATCGGATTGGTTTCGATGTTCACTGATACTGAGAAAGAGAATACCGAAGCTATCGAGGAAAATAAGCAGAAAATCAAAGAACAAATCGAAGAATATAATGCTCGTGAAAGAGTGATGAAAGAGGCTGCATCTATCTCAGCCAAAGAGAAAGCTCAGGTAGAGACTCTTTCAAGAGTAGTGCATGATAATACTATCAAACTCGAAGATAGAAAGAAAGCACTTGCAGAACTCAATCGTATAGTGCCAAAATATAATGGTCTCCTTTCAAATGAGGGAGTCTTAATCCGTGAAAATACCCAAGCGATAGATGAATATATCGCCGCTTTGGATAGGCTCGCATTGGCTAAGGCTTTACAGAATGAGCTTGAAAAACTATCTCAGAAAGAAGTAGAAAATCAAATCAGACAACGTAGGGCGCAGCGTCATATCAGAGAGAACTCAGACTATCCTAATCCTCAACAGGATTATCTCGACTTATATCATGCTTCATCGACTGATGAATTTAATCGTGTTAGACAGCAGCAGAATGAGAAATTAGGCGAGAGACTAAGAGCCGCTCTTGAAGGTGATATTTTGCCATCAAAAGAGGCTCTCGAAGCTGCACAACAAGATTTGAAAGACGCAAAGAAAGAGGCAAAAGAGATTGCCGCAGACAAAGAAGACCTCTTGGATATGATAAGAGAGAGTGGTCTGCAAGGCGAAATGGTTACGACCATTGCACCTCCTAAACCTCTCAAATTTGGCGGTAGCGGTGGCAATGGTGGGGGGAATGATACCTTTGACCCTGAACAGGCAGCTCTCGACCAAAAAGAAGCTCTCGATGCGTGGAAAGAGGCGGTGAAAAGATATATCGCAGATGCAGAGGGAGAAGTAAGTGATTACTCTCTCGAAAAGATGGCAGAAGGTCAAGCGAGGGAACTTGCTCGCATTGATGCTAATGCTGAGGAATTAAAAAGCGCATGGATTGATAAATTAAGAGGTCTCGCAGAGGCTCGTATGCGCTATGATAAGGAAGTGTATATGTCTCAGAAAGGAGCAACAGAGGTCGGTTGGTCTAAAACTGCCAATGGTCAAAAGACTATCGAAGATTATGCAGAGGAATTGATGAAAGAGAAAGAGATTGCCGAAGCATATTCCTCTGTACTGACTGAGATAGAAGCGAAGCGTCTGAGGGAAAGAAAAGCATTGCAACAACAATATACAGATGCAATCATTGACTCTTATGGAACTACTGAACAGAAGATAGAAAAGCTCACTCGTGAATGGATGGCTAAAATCGCAGCATTGCCGCAGGAATATAAAGGTGAAGCCGCAAAACAGATGGCATCCGAAATACAAGCATTGCGAGGAAAAACCGACTTCAAAGACCTCATAAATTGGGAGAGTGTTTTTGGGGATTTGGGTAAGCAGAGTATGGAGAGTTTGGAAATCAACCTCAATCGTATCAGGAAGTATTTTGAGGAGAATAAATCTTCTATGGATGCAAAGGAGATAAAGGAGTACACCGATGCAATCAAGCAGATGGAGGATGAGATTGCAGGACGAAACCCATTCTCTGCAATACATAAATCTCTGAAAGATATATCTGCATCTAAGACAGAGCTAATCGCCGCTCTCGCAGAGTTTAATGCAGCGCAGCAGCCCCTCAAAGATGCTCAGGCTGCATATAACGATGAATTAGACAGATATAATGAGATTAAGGAGGCTGTTGATAGCGGTGAAATGCTTGAAACAGACCAAAAATTCATCGATGCTACTCTTGCATTGGAAAGTGCTCAAAATAGGCTAAATCAAGCCGAAGAAAAGAGTACTCGTGCTGAGAATAATGTCATCAACTCTCGCAATAATCTCACTCATGCCTATAAGTCTTTCGCATCAAGTCTGAAAAACGCAGGAGGTGTGATTAAAGATGTCGGAGGCAAGGCAAAGAACCTCGCAAAGGTCTTCTCTGACGATGTGGCTGATAGCATCGAGAAAGGTCTTGATTTCGTTGATGAGATACTCGATGCTACTTCCTCTGTCATCGATGCAATCTCAGATGTCGGCAAGAGTGCAGCAAAGGGAGTTGAAAGCACGGTCAATGCAGCCGCTCAGGGTTCGACCGCCGCCGCCGCCGCAGGAGCGACCGCTATCTCCACCATCGAGAAAGCCTCTGTCATTCTTGCAGTCATTTCCGCAGCTCTCCAAGTGGCTACGGCTATCGCTAATCTCTTTAACGATGATGATAGCAAGCAGAAAGAAATCGAGCATCTACAAGAGAGAATAGACCAGCTCAGATGGGAGCTTGATAATCAGGATGCAGTCAGATTGCAGGAGAAATACGGCGATGCGGTTCAGAGAGTCCGTGACATCTATAACGAGACTCTGAAAACCGTTTGGGAGCTTCGTAGGGCTGAGGTGCAAGGCAATGATATGTTCCGATATATCGCAGCCTATCGTCTCGCTCAAAATGAGGCTTATGCGAAATCTGTTGAGAAAATCGCAGATGCCTATGCGAAGATTGACTATACCGCTAACAAAGCTCTCGGCGAGGATAAGTATAAATCCTCTCGTAAGCAGCTCGAAAATCTCGCAGAGCAGCAACTACTCCTGCAAAAGCAGATTGATGCTGAGAACGATAAGAAAAAGACCGACCACGGCAAAATAGAGGATTGGAAGCGAGAGATACAGGAACTCGCAAACGAGATGGCTGAAATCATCAATGAGATGATGGAAGACATTATCGGTACGACCGCTCAGGATTTGGCTCAGGAACTCGGCGATGCTTTCTTTGATGCAGCAGCTCAGGGAGAGGATGCTATGGAGGCATGGCATCAAAAGGTCAATGATATTGTGCGTGACATCCTGAAAAGGATGATGATTACTCAGTTCCTCGAACCTGCCATTGGTAAAATCTTCGACAAATACAAGAAGATTTGGTTTGATGAAAAGGGAAACTTCCAAGGCATCAACGTGGTTAAGAACTCTGCTAATTCCTTTGCAAACGACCTCAATCAGGCAGGAGAGCAATTCTCAGAGATTTATGACGCTCTCAATCAGGGAATGAAAGACCTCTTTGAGGAAGGAGCAGAAAGAGAGGGAGAAAGCAGAGGTATTGCGACCGCCTCTCAGGATAGTGTCGATGAGAATAATGCTCGTCTCACGACCATTCAGGGGCATACCTATTCGCTCGTGCAGGGCATGAACGAGCTGAACGCCACAGGCTCTCAGATACTCGCTCGTGTGACAGGCATTGAGAAGAATACCGATGAGACCAATACCAAACTCGATAGCATGAACACTCGCATCAAGCGCATCGAGGATGATGTGAACGATATTCAGATGCACGGCATCACAATCAAAGTGTAAAAGGGTAAAGCGATGAAAGAGATTAAAGACGCACAGAAGAAATGGAAAGCTGCAAAAGATGCAGCTCAGACTCGGAGCGAGAATGCGCATGACTATGAGTATGCTCGTAAGCTCGGAGCGTGTCAGATGTTCACAGGAGAGGAAAGCATGGAGGAAATGATAAAGCTGATGTTCTCGCCTCAGGGCGCAGAATTTCTCACGGCTAATAATTTCCCCGATATTGCCACTTTCCGCAAATTCAAGAAGTATCACCCTGAGCGTTTCGGTGTCTATATCGATTGCGGAGAAATTGCGCTCTCAGACGAGAAAAAAGTCTTTTTGGTGGGTAATACCTCTGCACGGCTGAAATACTCTCAGACGCAAGGAAATCGCCTAATTTTGATGTGTGGTGCATCGGCTCATGTCGAAGCATCGGGATATTCTGTCTTGAAAATCGAGACGGATGATATTTCAAAGGTTGAGGTCAAGGTTTCAGGTCATGCCAAAGTAATGCGATGAGAGAGCAAGGTAAATTCTATGTTGATGGTCGGGATGCCATGACTGAGTATGGCATCTTTGTCGAGAAGGGCGGCTACAAGGGAGTCGTTCAAATGCCATCGTTCAAGAAACTCGATACGACCGAATGGGAGGAATTTGACGGCATCGAGGTCGATTTGCTTTCCCCTGTTCTCGATACCCGACAATTCCAAATACAATTCTGCATCACCAACATTCGCTATGCTGAGGATTTCTTCGATGACCTCGCCACAGGCGCATATCATACTTTCCTGTTCAATGAACTCGGAAAGACCTATCGGCTGAGAATGGTGTCGAATGGCTCGTTCTCATCCTTTGTAAAGCTCGGAAAACTCACTCTTACCTTTGCTGATGATTTCCCGTCCGTGCCATCGGGGAATATCTATCAGCTTGGTAAGAGCGGTGTCCGACAATCAGGCTATGAACTTGACGGCGTAGATTTCTCGCAGTTCGGCTCATATATGCTTAAAGGTTCGGATGATAGCATCAGGAAAGCGGCGAATATCCGTGAGGCTTTGAAAATAGATGTGAAGTCGGTTTCAGGTATCTCATACGATGACGAGGAAGTGCATTTCAAGTCGAAAGATGTCACTCTGAAACTCCTTATCGATGCAGACAATATCACCGAGTTTTGGAGGCGATACAACTCTCTCTTTGCGATACTCATGCAATCAGAGTCTCGCATCCTCTATTTCGCCAATCTCCCTGCTGAATACGACTGCTACTATAAGAATATGAGCGTATCGAAATTCGAGATACTGAAAGGCGGTCGGATTTGGTGCGAGTTCTCTGTGGTATTGGTATTCACGGCATATCGTCCTGAAAGCTCATGGATGCTCCTTGCAACAGAAGATTACGATTGGGTCATCACGGAAGATGGGTTGGCTCGTATCAAAGTCAGACCGAAATCGGGTATCTCCCTGCTTGTCTCTGAGGATGGCAAGTATATCATTACAGAAAGCGATAGCGATAAAATTTATATCAATAATCAAAATTAAAGCAATATGGCAGACCAAAAGAAAAGAATTTCAGAGTTGCCCGAAAGTACCTCTACAGAGGGGTTATATACTATCGGTGTCAATGGTCAGAATGAGAGTGTGAAAGTGCCTCTCGGCTCGATTTTGGCAGGCTACGACCAAGGGAAGCAGGATGCAGCTCAGGCAAAGACAATGGCTCAGACTGCTCAACAGGTCGCTGCCTCTGCTTCATCGAAAGCAGACCTCGCCAAATCGACCGCAGATTCTGCTCTGAGCGATTCCGCAAAAGCAAAGGAAGATGCAAAAGATGCGAAAGATGCAGCTGAAGAAGTGAAAGAAACATCTCGTCTCGTTTCAGGAGATGGATTGGATTCTGCGACTCTCAAAAATGGCAATAATACTGTGACAGGAACTCTCGCAGTCGCTCTCGGCTCAACTAATGAAGTAAGTGGCTATGATGGTTTTGCGGCTGGTGAAGATAATACCGTAACAGGAAATGAGGCAGCAGCAATCGGTGATGATAATACCGCAAGCGGAAATAACTCTCTCGCAACAGGTCATCATACCGTAGCAAGCGGCTCATCTTCACACTCTGAGGGCAATACCACCGAAGCAGCAGGGAATTATTCTCATGCTGAGGGTCAGGGAACTATCGCTGAGGGTACTGCGTCTCATGCTGAGGGAAAATGGAATCAGGGTAATGCAGACTCTATCCATGAAGTCGGAATCGGAACGAATAATGTAAATCGCAAGAATGCTGAGGAAATCAAAACAGATGGCAGGAAATATGTCATCGGCATCGGTGGCTATGATGGCACGAATGCAGGAGCGCAGAATGTTCAATCCGTGCAGGAGGCTTTCGATAGTATCGGTCAGAATATCGAAGGCGAGCTGAATTCAAAGGTAAATGCAGCTCTATTCATCAATGCCAATAAGTTACTCAACAACTTCAATCCGATGACTCTTGATGCCGTTCTCGGATTACTCTTTGCTGATGATGAGAATAAGTATTATAAGACTCAGGGAGTTGTAATCACATTCCTCAGCACAAGTGGCAAGATGGAGAGTTGGCAATGGCAAGATAGCGACAAAGTAGATTTTACAAACATCGATACATGGAAGAAGTTTGGAGGTTCTGCTTCTGTAGGCAACTGCTATAATGTCACGAATGATGTTCCTCTGCAATCAGGATATTATACTCTCGAAAAGGCTATTGGCGTAGCCTATACGAAAGGCTTTACATCAATCGGTGTTCAGATTACTTTCGCTATCGCAAAAGGCTCTTGGAAGACTTATCAATATATCGGTGATGATTCTGAGGAGGCAACTTTCAAGAATATAAACAATTGGCTCGACCTTGCAGGAATGAGCGCAGGAGCTGAGACACTCATCAATGTCGATGCTCTTTGCGGTGCTTGCACGGCGGCTGCTTTCTACACTCTCGAATATGCCATTGCTGCAATCCGTAAGCTATCTACCGACACAGGGATTGATTATGCAAAGAGCGGTCTTGTCATCACCTATAAGACTGCCGAAAATACATGGGAATGCAAGCAGTTCAAAGGTGTTGTCTCAGACTTTGGAGAGCCTTCTTTGTGGCAGGACTTCGGAGGCGGCGGCTCACAGGTCGAGACTTCCGATGAGCCTGAGGAAGGCGGTAAGGATGCTTTCTCGACAGGAGGCGCATATAATCATCTCCCGACAGGAATCAAGCTCGATACTGAGACAGAGGGCATCGTGAAGTTGCAGCTCGAAAACGCAGAGCATGAGGGAATCGGTGATGAGATTCAATTTGCAGTCGGCTCAGGCGGTGGTGGCGGCGGTGGCGGCACTATCGTTGCTATGGCTTTCGAGACATCGCCTCTCTATGGCAATGCAGGAAGTTCATTCATTCTCCGTGCTGCCGTCCGCTCGGTTACAACCGTAGGACAGACTGAGCAGGATAATATGATTGCGACCATCGCTCTCATTGACAGAGATACCAATACCACTTTGGAGGTATTCAATTTCAACAAGGCTTCATCGGCATCGATGACTACCTATGATTTTGTAATGGATGTCTCTAAGTACTTCGCCAATGCAGGAGTGCGCCGTTTCAAGTGTCTCATCACCGATGATGCAGGAAATACAGGCACTCGCAATATCAATGTGACTGCCGTAGATGTGACCGTGAGCAGCGTTCAGACCCTGCAATATACATCAAGCACGGCTCTCTCTGTCGGAGGAACTGCAAAGAGTATTCCTCTGTTCAAGTTCGCCAACAATGCGAGCGATAAGGGCATCAATGCTATCGTGGAAATCTATATCGATGGCGCATGGCGTGAATTGGGCAATACGATTGTTCAAGATACCTATTCTCATGGCATCTCAATCGACCCGAACAACTGCCTCGGATATACACTCGCTCATGGCTCATATCCTATCCGTGTTCATGGTGTCGATGTAGCTTCAGGAGTGGTCGGCAATTATCTCTATTCGGGCATTTTCTGTATCGATGATACGAGAAATACTCCGCTCGTGGTCGAGAGTTGGATGAGTGATGGCATCTCTCCTGTCGTAAAGCTCTACGAGACTATCACCGTCAATTATGCGGTCTATGACCCGACAAGCAATGCTCCGACTGCGACCGTCTATCTGAATGGAAATGCCGTTCAGAGCCATACCGCATACCGCTCTGCTGCCTATACCTATTCACATCAGGTTTCAGGAGTGGCATCCGATGGCACATTCTCTCATATCGTCAAAGTTCAATGCGGAAACACCTATGGCGTGGATGCGACTTTCCTTGTTAGTGGAACGGTCATCGAGGCAGCTCTGAAATCAGGAGCAATCTATGGCTTTGAATTCTCGAACAGAAGTAATGAGGAAACAGACCATTCTATCACCGATAATGGCTTTGAAATCGCCGTGAATGGCTCGAATTGGAGTTCAACAGGCTTTGTATCATTCTTGGGCGAGAAAGCTCTGAGAATCGCAGAAGATGTGACTGCAACGCTCAATCATCAACCATTCAAGCCTACATCTATCGAGAGCAATGGTTTGGGCATTCAGTTCGCTTTCGCTGCAAAGAATCTCGTTGATGATGATGCAATCCTGATGGAGTGCTTCAATGAGGGCGTAGGAGCTGGATTCTATGTGACAGGAAGGGCGGTCGGCATCTATTGTGCGACAGGTCTTTCAAATCACGCAGAGGAAAGAGCCTATAAGCAGGGAGAGAAAGTCTCTGTTGCTATTGTGGTTGAGCCTGCAATCGAGGGTCTCGGTCAGACTCGTGGCGGTGTGACCTACTATTTCATCAAGCTCTATCTCAATGGTGAGGAAGTGGCAGTTATCGGATATGTCGCAGGTCAGAGTAACCTCATTCAGGAAAAGCCAATCTCATTCAATGGCTCTCAGGGTGATTTCTATCTCTATTATCTGTTGGCATGGGAAGATTACTTCCAATTCGACCAAGCATTCCAAAACTACCTCGTGAAGCTCACCAATACTGAGGATATGGTGCAGGAGTTCAATTTCGAGAATGTCATGGCATCTCAGCAAGTGACCGAACTCGGAATCACCACGACAAAGCTCCGTCCTCAGGCTTCGCAGCTCTCAGACAGAGGAATGGCGTATATCATCGAATGCCCTTTCAATGGCTCAGACATCGAGGCTCTCGATACGACCGTATCAACGAAAGACCAAATATATGTCACTCTCTATTATATCGACCCTGCAAGACCTTGGACTAACTTCGTGGCTCGTGATGTGGCTCGTAGGAATCAGGGAACGACATCGGCTCAGAGACCTGTGAAGAATCCTCGCTACTATCTCGCTCAGAAGAAAGGCTCGACCTATGATAAGGCTACCAAGACAGGCGGCACTACCATCACTCTGCTCAATCCTGACGAGACAACCGAAGCAGGACGCAGGGCAATCGCTCTCGCTGCCATCAATAAGGTGCAGATTCACGATAATTCCATCCCTGTGGATATTATCACGGTCAAAGTCGATTATTCTGATAGCTCGAATGCGAATGACTGCGGCATCTGCGACATGATGAACGCAACATTCAGGGCATTGGGTCGTAACTATATGACTCCTGCTCAGAGAGCTTTCGATGGTACTTGGACGAAAGGCTCGCTCGTGGTTGATGGTCTCGTGATGAATCACTCAACCGCCAATATCCCTGTGGCAATGTATCGCTCAAAGAGCGACACAGGCAGCAGTCCGTATTTCCATTCAAAGGGAAATTGGAAAGAGGATAAGAAAGAGCAGGTCGCACTCGGTTTCAATGATGTGCCTGGCTATAACAAAGGATGCCTCAATTACGGAGATTTCATCGAGTTCTTCGGAACGGATGGCGAGACTCTCGCTCAGACAAAGAGCCGTTTCCTTGCTACAAGCGGTCTTGATACATCTGCGACTTATGTTCTCTCGATGTATTGCGGTTCATCCTATAAGGTGATGAAGCATAACGGCACATCATGGATTGAGCAGACAGGCTCGATGGTTCAGAATGCAAACGGCAGATGGACGGTCACAGGCTCTGTTGTCAATCCGACCGATGGATTTGAGCTGCTGAATTATCAGGGCATGGATTGGTTCAAGGGAGTTTCCTCTGTCGCTGACATGATGGCTCCAAGCACCTCATTCTCTAAGTGGGTGCAGGCTCTCATCGATGGAGGCGATATTTCGGTTCAGACCGTTCCTGCATGGACTTATTATTTCGAGTGCTTGGTTGATGATGATAATCTCGCTATCGCCTATGCGCTCGGAAAGAAAGTGCCTTACAATCTCTATCGTTGGATGAAGTTCTGCGATTCCTGCGATTACGATAAGCATGAGCAGACGGGTCTCAATCTTTGGAAGACAGACCTCTATAAGTACGCATCGCCTCATTCCTGCCTCTCTTACGATGTATTCACCGACTATTGCGCTGCCGTTGACCAAAGAGCCAAGAATATGCAGCCGATGTGGTTCTTGGAGGATGGTTGTAAGGTCGTGAATGGTGTCTATTATAACGATGCCAATCAGGAAAGCGACTCGACCACAGGAATGCTCGCAATGAGAATGTATCTGAATAAGGTCTATGACTGCGATACTTGCAACGGCAAGGATAATGATGGCGGTCAGACGGTCGATGCAGAGGTTGACCCGAATAAGATGCCTGAGGGCGATTATACCAATCCTTATGCAGGATATAACTCGGTTTTGTTCCGCAATATCTATTTGCAGCAGACCGTCTATATCGATGCACAAGGCACGGAGCTTTCTCTGAGAACTGTTGCTTCTGCTATGCGAAGCTGCACGGCTACCATTGACGGACAGACCTTGCAGCCATTCTCTCCTGAGGGAGCGACTTATTTCTTCCTGACCGCTCGCATCAAGCGTTGGCAGAAGAAAGTATCGAGCTATGACGGAGAGCGTAAGTATATCGACTTCACATCTACGACTGCCAATAATATCTATTTCTATGCTCTGCAAGGATTGGGATTAACCTCTCTCCCTGCATTCATCGAAAGAAGATGGCGCATTCGTGATGGCTTCTATGGAACAGGCAATTTCTTTAGTGGCGTTCTCTCAGGTCGTGTCAATGCTCCAAGCGGCGCAAAGATTCGTATCACGGCTGCTAAGACAGGTTATTTCGGCATCGGTAACGATAGCTCAGGCTCAATCTCTGAGAGCGTATATCTCGAAGCAGGACAGAGCCATAACTTCACGAATTTCTCGCATGAGGAAGGAGCTTTGCTCTATATCTATCAGGCAGACAGAATGTCGATGATTGACCTCTCAGAAATCACGTTGTCGAATAACTTTGATTTCTCTGTGATGACTCTCGCTGAGGAAATCTATCTCGGCAAGGTCGGCAAGGTGAATCTCACTATCGGAGCTTACACCCTGCTCACCAATGTCAATCTCGGAGAATTGCCGTTCTTGAAGAAACTCGATATTCGAGGCACTCTCATCACGAATGTGGTATGTAGCGGATGCCCTCGTCTCGAAAGCCTCTATGCGGCAGGAAGTCAGCTCACGAGAGCCGATATTGCAGACGGAGCGAAAATCTCCTATATGCAGTTGCCATCGACTTATACCTATCTGAAACTGCGCTATCTGCCAAACCTGCAACGCTCAGGATTGGTTCTCGCAGACAAGAGAAGTATAACGACCCTGATTGTGGAGAATTGCTCGAAAATCAGCTCTGTTGATTTGCTCAGGGAGATTGCAGGAACGAGCGGAAACAATCTGCGAGTGGTTCGTGCTACGCCTTATAATGTAAGTTATGACGGCTCAGACCTCACCACTATCTCTGCACTCCATCTGAGCGGTCTCGATGCGAATTTGACGGCTCAGACTGCCCCTGCTCTCGTTGGTACTTATATGCTCACGAGATATACGGATGATGATGTGCTTTCAGCATGGCAGAGCGAGTTTGATGACCTCACCATCCATCAGGCGCAATACACCATGATTGAAATGGATGATACGGAGAGTGACCCTCAGAACATCACCAATCTCGATAACAATACCACAGGCGATAGTTATGCGCCAAGCGGTCATGTATCGAAGATACGTTCTTTGCTCATCCCTGTCACAGGAAAGCTCAATGCCACTTCGGGTAAGTGGGAAGGTCGCAAGATGAGCGAGAGTGATTATAAGAAGCTCAAAGATGGCTCAGACTTCGACTATTCCGATAATCTCGGTTCGGGAAATGACGCAATGATGCGCATTCCTCATCTGTGGTATAAGGGTATCAATGACTTCAAGAACCAAAAGAAGTATATCGCTTGGAGTTCGCTGCCTACTGAGCCTATTTCGAGTGCGAGCCGTATCAATCGTAAGACCCTCTCGCAAATCCTCTTGCAGGAGAACGCTGCTATCATGGTGTCGAATATCACAGAGAATGTCAGCACTCTCGAAAGCTCAGGCGTTCTCGCTGAGACGGCAAATCACAATACCTATCAGCTCAATGTCGAGGGCATGAAGCAAGTGCGATACCCAGGACTGAATAATGAGGCAATCGGAGCTTGTTTCCTCAATGAGAGCGGTGTCATTATCTCGAAGTATAACATGGCGGTCGCCAATAATCTCTTTGATTTCGTGAATGGAGATTATATCTTCATCAACGTGCCATCAGGAGCAAAGACCTTCGTATTCACCTCTCCAAGCGGCATCCCTTCCACTCTCGAAGCTATCGCCGTAGATAGCACGGAGATTGAGGCGATTGAGCCTGATTGGGTAGAGAGTGAAGAGTGCCTCGGAGCTATCTATCAGGGCAGTATCGACTCTCTGACAAGACTCCGCTCTGTCTCAGGTGCAACCGTGAAAGTCGGCACAGGAACGCAGACCACATCGATTGAATGGCAATACGATGCAAACGGCAATCCTACCAATACGCCGACAGGAACGATGAACTATACGGCAAAGGATTTCCAAAACCTTGCTCGCCGTAGAGGTGCAGGCTATCAGCTCATCGACTATGAAATGAGTAAGCTGCTCGCTATCCTGTTCTACTCCCTGAGCGGTACTCGTGATGCTCAGAAGTATTGCGGCTATGGTAAATCGGCAGGAGGCACGACAGGCTATCTCGATAGCATCGGAAATACGACCAGCACCAATCTCGGTTCTGTGAGTGGCTCAGGTAATAAGTGCATGGGCTTTGAGAGCTTCTTTGCTTGCACCTATGAATGGATGGATATGGTTGCAGTCAATGTGCCGTCATTCGTTCAGGCGTTCAAAGATAAGATGTCACCCGACTTAGGCACTTATCCTATCGATGCGAAATATCATATATACGACCCAATCAATGAGACTGAGAGATTGGTTCAGGCTCTGACTACCAACTCAGGATATTGCGTGGCTCGTACAAAGCATGGTCGCTTCTGCGATATTGTCGCCTCGAAGTTCAACTCTGATAATTCGAGATTTGTAGCCAACTATGCAGATGGTCAATGGTACACAGCCTCTCGTTGCCGTGTCGTTGGTCGCTCGTATGACTATGCGAATGCGTATGGCGGTGTCGCTTGTGCGATTGCGAGTGATGCGTCATCGCACTCGGAGGCGGTTTACGGTTCTCGTCTTGCCTTCAGAGGTGAAATATCAATATCAGAATAATATGAAGAATGGAAATAACATAAAGCGTATGCGTAGGGCGTGGCGGTCAGATTTGACCGCTCGCTCTCCTGCGTGAGAGATAGCCGAAAGGCGAAAGGTAGAAGGTCTCAACGTGCCGTGTCGTTGGTCGCTCGAATAACAATGCGAATGCGAATGGCGGTGTCGCTTATGCGAATGCGAATAATGCGTCATCGAACTCGAATACGAATAACGGTTCTCGTCTTGCAAACAGAAGCAGAAATACACTCAGGGCGAAGCCTCCCTGAGAAATATCGTTCCTACGGCATATCCTTACGAGTTGGGGAATAGCTGAGAGCGAGAGACCTGAGCCTCAGTAAAAGCGAATGAATAATCGGAAAACTGAAACATCACGATTGCAGGTAGAGATTGGTAGGTTCTCTTTCGGGTTCTCGAACATCTTAGACCTGAGCAACTGAAGGCGTTTTTTAAGATGGCAAAAAGAGATGGTTTTATAATTGAAGAAATCATTGAGAGGTCAAATCTCGAAGAGTCATTTGATACGGTTCTGAGAGGAACGCTGAGAAAGAAACTGAATGAGGGAAAGTGGCTACTCGCCCATCGGGAGGAATTTCTTGATAGCGTGGCGGTCGAAATCCAATCAGGTCATGTCAATCTCGGCAAATGGCATCCGAAAGATATTGTCGAAGCAGGAAAGGCTCGCCATCTTCAAGTGTTCGACATGAAAGCTCGCATCAAGGTGGGTGCAGTCATGCAGATTGTCGATAAGCACATGAGGAAACGCTTTATCCGTACTACCTCGGCATCTATCAAGCAGCGAGGGATGCACGACCTGAAAGCCTATATCGAGCGTGATATTCGCAATGACCCGAAAGGGATGAGATATATCTATAAGTTCGATATTCGTAAGTTCTACGAGACGGTGAAGCAGGATTTCATCATCTATTGCGTCCGTAAGGTTTTCAAGGATAAGAGACTGATTGCTATTTTAGAGCAGTTCGTGAGGGTTCTCGATGAGGGCATATCTATGGGGATGCGCTCGTCTCAGGGTCTCGGAAATCTCCTGTTATCAGTCTTTCTCGACCACTATCTGAAAGACCGCTATGGCATCAAGCATTTCTATCGCTATTGCGATGATGGAGTGATTGCAAGCGGAATGAAGCTCTACCTATGGGAAAGCAGGGAAGTGGTGCATGAGAGGGCAGAAATCATCGGTCAGGAGATAAAGCACAATGAGAGGATTTTCCCTCTGTCAGAGGGATTGGATTTCCTCGGATATGTGATTTACCCGACCTACTCACTACTGAGAAAGAGAGTGAAGCAGAACTCGGCTCGGAAGCTCAAAAAGGTAAAGTCTCGGAAAAGGAGAATTGAGTTGGTCGGCTCTCTTTGGGGATTTGCCAAGCATTGCAATAGTTGGCACTTCTTGGAGACCGTCCTGTATAGGCAAGAATACATAAAGTTAAAGAAGAAAGCAATGAAAGATTTTGGAAAGCCTCGATGTGAGCAGAGCTATACATCGGACGGCAAAAAGAGTTTCAGAGGTCAGAAGATAAGCGGCAAAGAGCTAAATCGTCAGCCGTTTATCGTGGTTGACTATGAGAAAGGGGTTATCCCAACGGTTGAGAATGACCGATATAGGCGAGAAATCGAGGAAACTCGTGCGAGAGGCGGTGATGAGAGCCTTGTCAAGAAACCTCGCCCTAAATATGTCGTGAGCATCATCTTCAATGGTGCTTTGCGTAAGTTATGGACTGGCGACAAAGAGAATTGGGATGAGCTTGACAGACGGCGTGAAGAACCTGACGGATTGCCTTTCTTCTGCTCGATGGAAACCGACTATTCGGGGCAATATCCGAAATATACTTTCTGTTCTGCAACCGCTCTTGGCTATCAGATGCCGACCGATGAAGAGTTAAACCGATTATTCACTCAGCTAAAAATCAAGTAAGATGAAAACAGATTTCTTCAAAATCTACGGCGCACATGAGCGTCAGGATGGTCTCGTGGTACTCTCTGAAAAGAATAGTGCCATATATGTAGGTTTCGGCAAGGATAACGCCGAAGATGAGAGCGGCTATAATTGGCGTAAGGATTACGACCATATCCCCGATGTGGCTGAAATCAAGGCAGACATCGATGCTCTCATCAACTCGCACACCGATGCGAAGATACTCACAGGGTTCTCATGGAACGGAAAGCCTGTCTATCTATCGACAGAAAACCAATTCAATTTCAAAGCGGCCTACGACCTCGCCTATCAGACTGAGGGAGCAAATCTCCCTGCGAAATTCAAGCTCGGAGAGGATGCAGAGGGAAATCCTGTGTATCACACCTTCACCAAGACTGAGGTGCTTGCAGATTTCGTGATGCGAGCCTTTGCGTTCATCAATAACACCCTCAAAGAGGGATGGACTGAGAAAGACTCCATCGATTACTCATTATTCGTGCCAAATGAGAATGAGTAAGGGATGCGGTTGCCAAAAGGGAGTGCTTAAATATATTAAGCCTCCCTACGCAAAGAAATTCTACACTCCATGCGTCATGCACGATGATGAATACGATTGGGGAGGCAGCTCAGATGACCGCTACAATGCCGATGTGGGTCTGTTCCTGAATATGATGAAGGTCGTGCAGAAAGAGCATCGCAATCCGTTTGCGGTGGTATGGTTCACTCTCATCGCATTGCTCTATTTCCTGAGTGTGAGACTTTTCGGATGTTTCTATTTCAATTACAAAACATAAAGCAGAATGATACTACATTTCAATAATACCACTCTCGAAGTGCAGCCGAATGATAGCAGCTATCGCTATCGCTCTTTGATGGCGAAACCTCAGCTCGTTTTGAAGTTCTCTCTGCCTCGATATGTGGAAATCCCTGTCGGAGCTTATTGCGAGTATATGGGCGAGACCTATTATCTCAATGCGCCTCAGAATATCAAGAAACAGGGTACTCGCAATATCGAGTACACCCTGAATATGGGAACATTGCAGGATAATATGGCTCTGTATAAGCTCAGAAACTCGGTTGACCATCGTCTGAAATTCGGAATGACCGCCAAGCCGCATGAATTCATCGATGAGATTGTAGCCAATCTGAATGAACGAGATGGAGCGAATGTTTGGAGCAGGGGAACGTGCATCGAAGCCAATGAGAAAACCATCGAATTCAATCATACCAATGTCGATGCAGCTCTGTCTCAGGTCGCAGAGACCTTTGAAACAGAATGGGAGATTGTCGGCAATGTCATTCACTTGCACAAGGTCGAATACTACAAGAATGACCCTCTCCCACTCTCCTATGGCAAGGGCAATGGCTTCATGCCTGGAGTAGGCAGAACCACTCCATCGAATGAGCTGCCTATCAAGCGACTCTATGTGCAGGGTGGAGACAGGAATATCGACCGCTCGAAATACGGCTCACAATATCTGCTTTTGCCTAAGTCTCAGCAGCTCGTATATGAGGGCAGGACTTATCAGAGCGATGCCGATGGCTATTATATCGAGCGAGTGGATAAAATCTCGGATGCGGTCAAAGAAGATAGTCTCGACTGCTCTGAACATTATCCATCTCGTGTCGGCACGGTCACTTCTGTTATTGCCGTGAAGCCTGAAAAGAACTTCTATGACTTCATCGATAATACCATCCCTGCGGATTTGGATTTCAATGACTATATCATCGAGGGCGAGAATGCGACCATCATCTTCCAATCAGGAATGCTAGCAGGAAAGGAATTCGAGTTCAAATATAAGCATTCAGAGAGGCGTTTTGAGATAGTTCCTCAGGAGATAGACGGTCAGACGATGCCGAATAGCATCTATAAGCCGAATGCGAGCGGAACGCCCGATACTTATGCTATCTTCGGAATCATGCTGCCTCAGTCATATATCTGCGACAATGAAGCCAAAGAGGGGGCATCGTGGGATATGTTCAGAGAGGCGGCAAAGCATCTCTATGAGAACGAAGACCAAAAGTTTACTTTCACAGGTACGCTGCAATCTCTCTATGCTAAGAGGAATTGGGTAAATATCGGCGGCAAGCTGATTGTCGGCGGTTATATCCATTTCTCAGATGCTCAATTTGCGCAGGATGGTGTCGATATTCGTATTGTCGGCATCAAGGATTTTCTCACCTCTCCTTATTCGCCTACGGTTGAAATCTCAAACAATGTATCGGGGCAGTCGCTCACATCGAAGCTCAGAGAGATTGATGCTCAGGAAGTCGTTATCGAGGAAAATCACAAAGATGCCTTGCAGTTTACTCGCAGACGATTCAGGGATGCTCAGGAAACGCTCTCGATGTTGGAGGATGCTTTGGATAACTTCTCAGGCAGCGTGAATCCTATCACCGTGCAGACCATGGCGATGCTCGTTGGTGATGAATCCCTGCAATTCCAATTCGTTCAGAGTAAGACTTCTGCCAATATCGATACATCATTCCAAGTAACCTATGATGCAGCCAATAAGCAGCTCTCTGTGCCTCATTCATTCCTGAGGCACATGACGCTCGGCATCGATAACATCAAGCCGTCTCACTCTGTCAATGAGTATAAGACATGGGAAATGACCGCTTTTCAGTCGGCTCGTCTCGATGATGGCAGCAAGAAGTATTATCTCTATGCAAAGGTCGATACGGCAGTATCTAAGAATGGCGAGTTCCTGCTTTCTGAGACTCCTATCGATATGGAGCGAGAATCAGGCTATTATCATCTGTTGGTCGGTGTCCTGAACTCAGAACTCGATGAACAGAGGTCTTATGTGTCGCTCTATGGCTTCACAGAGATACTCCCTGCAAGAATCACGACCGATAAGATAGTAAGTGCAGATGGAAAAACATTCTTTGACCTTGCAGCAGGAAAGATTGGAGGATTTATCGACTTTCAAGATGGTCTCATTTCGGGTTTGATAGAACTCGGAAATGCTCAGGAGGTCAATGCAGGTCTATCAGGAGAGGGAACGACTGATACCGATGTGAGATTTTGGGCAGGGGATACGGCTGCTAATAAAGCGACCGCTCCATTCAGAGTGCAGCACAATGGAAAGTTTTTTGCGTCTGATGCTGATATTGCAGGAAAGGTCACGGCTTCTGATGGGCAGATAGGAGGTTTTAGTATTGGAGTAGACTCTATTTCGGGAGGTCTCGGAAAAAAATTAGCATTAGGTGAATCGCCCATGATGGTTGAATTTCAAGCTAAGACTTCTACAAAATCTGTAACGGTCAATGGTAGTCATAATTCGTATATTCCAATGGCTTATAACTTCTCATATTATGAGAATAGAAAGACAAAGGTCACGAATAATCGTCCGACATCCTATAACTGGACTAATATCAGTGTTATAGATGTTATGGATATTGATTTCTTTTCAAACACATCAAGTCGGCAAAATGCAGAAGGACGATATTATGGTTATCAATATGCAATGCTCGGAAATGGGCATATTTGTCTTGATGGAATTGTAGAAGGGAATGCGCTCGATACGATGAATGTATATAGTGCGAGTTATCAAATCCATACTATATGTTTACCTCTCAATTCTAATAGGATTGCGATTAAATCTGATTATGATAATGATATTCTCGTATTGCCTGATATACTTTCATTATGGAGTACGATAGGAGTAGGCATCGTATCATCTAATCAAAAGAAATTCTCGTTTAGAATTGAAATAGTGAACACAGGAAGTAAGACGGTATATATCGCAGGATATAATGATGCAAATGTAAACAATGAATATCCATTTCAAAATGACGCATATCCTCATGTATATCTCAATGGCTCTCATAAGACGGGTGCGAGAGATATTGGTCTTGGCATTAATCGAAAGATGTCTATTTTACTGATTTGTGGAGGGGCTAATACTTATTATCATGCCTATATTGAAACTTAATAGACTATTTTTAACATACTATTTTGATGAAAAAGAGTTAAAAAGAACGTCAATGTGAAAATAAGAGCAAGAAAAGGTGCTTAATAAGCATCTTTTCTTATCTTTGTACCAAAATTTATCTCGGCATGGAATTGATATATAAATTTTGGAAAGGAATGGTCTGCCTATTGGGAAGCGGTATCGGTTGGCTCATCGGTGAATTCAAGCCGACTTTTCCTCTGATTATTGTGGCGATTATCTTCATCGTCTATGATGCTTGGACGGCTTATCAGCTCGACAAGCGAGTCCATCAAAAGTACCCTGAGAAAACGAGTCGTGAGAAAGCTCATTTCACGAGCTTCGCTTTCGGCAAGGTGGTGAAATCGACCATCCCGAAGCGATTATGGCTCATCCTGCTCGCATATCTCATTGAGCATTGGGTATTCATTCATGTTCAGATACCGCTATCCTATATTGTTACAGGCGTGATTTGCTTTGAGCAAGCTTGGTCGATACTTGAAAACGAGAGTTCCTGCCGTGATGAAAGCGAGAGCCGATTTTGGAAGATGCTGCAACGTATCATGGTCGATAAGACTGAGCGGCATTTTGATGTCACTCTCGATGAGTTGAAGAATGGCGGTCGTGTCACAGAGGAACAGATACAGGCTGCTCGTGAAATGCTCGCCGAATATGAACGCAATAAAAAGAAACAAGACGATGAAAGTTCTAATTGACAACGGACACGGCTCAAATACCGCAGGGAAATGCTCGCCTGATAGGTCTCTCAGAGAATATGCTTGGGCGAGAGAGATTGCATCCCGATTGGTTGATGAGCTGAAAAAGAGAGGCATTGATGCAGAGCGCATCGTGCCTGAGGAAAAGGATATATCTCTCAGGGAGCGTTGCCGTAGGGTCAATGCTATTTGCAATAAACTCGGTTCAAAGAATGTCATCCTTATCTCCGTCCATATCAACGCCGCAAAGAGTGATGGTCGTTGGCATGATGCAAGCGGATGGAGCGGATGGGTCGCTCCTAATGCGAGCCAAAAGAGCAAGGTTCTCGCTCAGACTCTCTATGATGAAGCTGCGAAACGAAATCTCAAAGGAAATCGCTCCGTGCCATCATGCAAGTATTGGGTAGGCAATTTCGCTATCGTGAGAGATACCAACTGCCCTGCTGTCCTGACTGAAAATCTCTTTCAGGATAATCAGAGCGAAGTCAAATATCTATTGTCTGAGGCAGGAAAGCAAGCTATTGTCAATCTCCATGCCGATGCAATAGTCAAATATCTCAGTTTATGAAACTTTCTTTTCGTTTCCGTATATTGGATTATGTGCTGAGTGCAGTATTGGTCTTGATGCTCTTTATAGTATCGGGGTGCTGCACTCAGCGGCGAGTGGTCGAGCAGAATACGACCGTCATTCAGCAGAAAGATAGTGCGAATGTCGAGGTCAGGGTTGAAAAGGAAATCGTGTATCAGACCGATACATTATATATAAATATACCGCCTCAGACATCGGAGCGCACGACTCTCGATAGTATCTCTCACCTCGAAAATGACTATGCGACCTCAGATGCTCGCATCAATCAGGACGGCTCTCTATATCACGACCTGAAAACGAAGCCTCAGGAAATCCCTGCGGAGTTCCAAAAGCCGATAGAGAGGAATGATAGTGTCAGGACTGAGTATAAGACCAAAACAGAATATGTCACCCTGATTGAGAAAAAGGAGGTCGAGAAAGAGCTGACATGGTGGCAGCATACTTGCATCAAATGGTTTCCGTGGTCGCTCGCTCTGCTTATCCTGTCCATCGGATATAATTTCAGAAAGCCGCTTTGGAAGTGGCTCAAAAAGATATTTGTGTAA